GCTGTTCAGAAGCTTTTGCACGATGCGGGTTTTGGCGACGCTACCCGTTTTTTCAGCAGCCTGTTCTGGAGTGCCTGGTTAACGTGTAAAACAGTCTGAATGGCAATCTGAGTGGCAAACGCTCCGCCTAGAGATGGCAGGGAAAGCCAAACCCCAGAAACGACAAAGCCCTGATAAATCAGGGCTTTGTCGTATAAAGATGGCGGAGGCGATGGGATTCGAACTCATGGACCTGTTACAGTCGACGGTTTTCAAGTCCGAAGAATAAACGTTATATATCAATTGGTTAGCCTTTATCAGTTTCCGCAGCAGAGCCTTCTACGATGCTCTGGAGGCCGCTGAAATCAAGGGGCGGCTCTTTACTTGCGGAAACGAAATTGGCCTGTTTTTTGGCTTCATCGGGTGGGCTTTACGATCTCCCCGACGCGTCGGTAAACCGTCTCAGTGATCCGCTTGTCGGTATGTCCGAGCAGCCGACTGGCGTGCCCCAGATCGTCGATTTCGCTCGCTGCCTTTGGCCGGATATCCCTGAACTGGAACTGCCGAATACTTGCCGCGAGCGCTGGGTCTTCGTTTTCCAGCGCTTTAACGATGGCTACGTTGCGTGCATCGTCGAAGCGCAGACGGAGCATCGGCGCGGTAACCCTGCGACCATCCTCGGTGACGATTAGGTAAGGGTTCCGGACGGCGCGCGCCTTTCGTTGCTCGAGCAGCCTTTCAATCAGCTCGCCCAATCCGTTGATGATCTCCCCTGCATCAAGCCGAATACGCAGCTTCTTCGAGGTCTTGCCCTGGGCGACTTGCAGGAAGCTGTCGATGACATCCGTGGCGCGCATTGACAAAACGTCGGCCGGGCGCTGAGCAGTGAAATAGGCCAGGTCCATGGCATCCTTCAGTTCGGGCGATGCCGCTCCGTAAACAGCGTTCCAGATGGTCGCGTCGGCGTAGAAGTCGCGCGGCGTTTCTTTGTTCTTGCGCACGCCAGACGCTGGGTTCTCTTTGTCGGTGATGCCCCACTCCCTGGCGATGTTGTAGATGTGCGAGAGCAGCGAGATTTCGCGGTTCGCCCGAACCTTGCCGGTTCGCTTGTCGCGGTACTGCGCGATTGCCTGCGGCGTCACTGCGTTGATTGGCGCATCGCTGAATGCCTTCCTGAGCTGCGTCAGCGAGAGCAGGTTGTCCTTCTGGGTTCTCGGCTTCTTGCCGGGGATGATCTCAGCTTCGTAACGGTCAAACACCTTGCCCAGCAGCGTGTTCTTCGCCGGCACCGGCTTGCAGTCGAGCTTCGCCCACTCCGCCTTGGCAATGTCCAAATCCCCGCCAAGAGGAATTTCAATCCTCTTCCCCGCATCATCCTTCCCGTCGTAGTAATACCCTACCCACTGCACACCGCTTTTCAGCGTTCTGACCCGCCGGATCATCCGAGGCGGCAGGTCTCTGTTTGCTGCCTTTCTTGGGCGCATTCCTTACCCCACGCGTGACAGGTCCAGCGACCAAGCCTCGGCCGCAACATTTTCTGCTGAGGGTTTTACCCCGGCCAGCTTCATTCGGGCATAGACCCGGCCGACGACGGGGCGCCGCGCACCGGTCAACACGTACTTCCAGCCATTTTGATTGAGCCATCCAAGCTGGCGCGAGGGAATTTGATAGCCCGTGATAGCGGCCAGCTCTTCCTCGGCGAGAGTTTCACTTTGAATTTCCATGTTGATGCTCCATGCCGCGCGTGGCGGCACAAGGTGGTTGTAGGGGTAGGTGGATTGAGGAAAATCAGATGAGGGGTGTTAGGCAGGCTGAATGGCTGAACTAAGGTTGATTGGTTCACCTCGCTAGTTGCGCAAGCGCTTTCTCCCCTGAAGGTAACTGGCGGGGTGAACCCCATCACTGCGGCCACTTGTAGCAGTACACATAATCGAACCAGGCGAGCGCGATCATGGCCTCACCTCGCGGCGCGCCCACTGCACATAGGGGCCATCATCCGTGTCGAAAATGCCGAGCAGGAACCAGCCATCATCGGGCGGCGTCTCAGGTTCCCAGCCGAGGCAGTGGGCCTCGCCATCTTCCCAGTAGGGGTGGGCGTCCAAGTCGGAATCCATGTGCCAGCCGATGACCTTTAGGCCCTGAGCTTCGAGCCATGCTTCCATGCCTCGGCGTCTTCATCGAACTCCGGGATATCCGGGTGATACCAATATCCGTCATCGCCTCGCACGACTTCGACGGGGCCAATCAACTTTTCTTCAGGCATGACTTCGTCCTTGCCGCTATAGCGGCTGACTTTGATAGAGGAGGGCGTTACAGAAGGGAGTGCGACTTTTGATTAAATCTGCGCAGGGGGATACGGCAGCTCTAAGCTGGGAGGTACAAAAGTGCCTCCCGCTATTTGCCTGAAATCAGTGAAATACGCCGCTTTCTTCCGCGCTTTCAAGTCTATCGGCGTATGGGTTCTTCGCGAACTGCGCTACTTTTGTGAATATGAGTCGATCTTTTTCGTCACGCTCTTTTGCGTAACGTAAAACTTCAAGTGTATTGGCATCAATGATTTTTATATGCATTGATTCCGAGCTTTCATCGTCCCAAAGCTCTACATAGCCTACTCGCTCACTCTGCCTAGCATAAAGCTCGTACGGTATTGAACGTATTTGTTCTTCATTGTAAGCAAAGCGTTGCATCCCAAAGTACAAGCCGTTTACCGCTCGGTCACTTGTGGCGGTTGGTATAGGGTTCGGGATCGATGTAATAATGAAACCAGAGCCGTTATCGGTAGCCCACTTATGGCCGTCGATCACTTTCTCTAGAGCTTTAATTTGAGCGCCAAATTCCCGGCTGGATCTATCCCGAGGCAGTTCCTGATACTGAAAATCCAGCTGAGCAAAGGCGGCACTCGAAACGCCGAGCAGGCAGCTGAGAGCGACAGCAAACTTTAACTTCATTCCATTTTTCCCTGTTGAATGCGGCTGCATCAGAGCGATAGCCAATCGCCATTCTTGCTCAAGGGGTGGCCGTTTTCAACATCGATACCAGGTCATGGGCATTCACAACCGGCTTCGGCGTGTAGGTCAGCGTGCCGTCGAGAATCGCCGCCTTGATGGCTTCAAACTCCCAGGCGTAATACTGCGACTCGACGTAGACGCGCATTTCGCCGTAGTCGTGCTGCTTGCGCCTGATAAATGCCTCCGCGGCGTCCTTGGTGAAGTTGCTGTTCACTATCTCCCAGCGCTTGTTCCAGCCGGTGACGGTGTGGTCGTCGAGTTCGGCCAGGAACTCCCACTGGTCATCTTCATCAAGCTCAAGGAAATCGCACTCGTTGCTTTCTTGAGTGGCCCGGTTTATCTCAGTCTGCTCGTCTTCGTCGAGATCCTCCCAATATTCAACCGGGGTGAACCACGATTGATCTTCAAGGCACACGACCAGGCCTTCGGCATAGTCCGGCTCGAAGCCGTAATCGATTCGCTTGGTCTGTACCGTGAACAGGGCGCAGGCCGTGTGGTGCCATTTAACGCCGGCGCCGTTGCAGTCATGGCGAAGGCGTTCTACGAAGTCGGCCCAGGTCGCTACATCGAGGTTGGCACCGTTCGCCAGGGTCGGAAGCGGCTCGGCCGGTTTGTTTTCTGTGGGCATGGGCGTCCTATGCCGGGGCATGCCCGGGCGGTGGTGGGTGGTGAGAGATCAGCTAAAGTGAGCGATCAGCTAGGCTCAACGGTGAGAGAGAAATGAAGTACGAAAAACCTCAGAAAGGAAATCCTCATAATCTGACTATCAAGCAACATGTATTTCCAAGAGCAAGTATCGAAAGGTTTTACAATTCAAATGGTTTTGTTTCTGTCTTTTGCAAGGAGCAAGCGAAAGTTATTCCTATGAGATCTTCTAATGATTTTTTTTGTGCCAAGAGAGTTTGGGATCAAAGAACAGAGGTTTCAATTGGTAAGCAGATCGAAGATGAATTTCAATCATTAGTCAGAGCAATTGAATCAGGAACTGTTACGGACATTGGGTATTTCGAGAAAAGGGTGGTTGAAGAGTTCTATTCTTTATGGCGAACAAGGCACCGTTTTCTTTTGCACGGACTGGATGACATACCTCTAAATGGCATCGATGGCGAATCTTTGACTGTAGATCAGCAAGAGCTCATGGAGAAACGTCACGTCATATTTTTCAGAGATGGCATGATGCCGGGGCGGTTCGCCGCAGGAATTCATGTAGTGAGATATATGGATTATTTTCTGCAATCAAACATGAACATGCAATGGGGGATCGTTCGTTGTGTGGATGGCGAGTTCATAGTTCCAGACTGTTTTGAGGATATGATGATTGTTCCGATAGCTCCTAAAATTGCACTCATGGCAGATCAACCAAACTCCATTATAACTAGGGATGAAGTTGCTGTAGTAAATAGAGTGGCAATAAACCGATCTTCGAAATATTATTTTGCTAGCAACCTTTCTTTGTGTCCTGTAATTTCTTATTCCTCGCCGCGCCTGCAAAGGCTGTTTGCTCCAGACTCTACGCAGCAGCCTTTAGCGCTTCGATGATCCGTTGGCCTGCTAGTGGTGGTACCGCGTTGCCGGCCATGTGCATGGTCAAACGATGATTGTCCGGCCGCTTAGTGTCGGCCGGGAACGACATGGCCGCGAGAGCCTCATTGGCCGAGAGCATTCGCATTTCATCGCCACGCACCAAAGCCCACCGGTCAAGTGTGGTGATGGTGCCGATCGGCCTATCCAGGCTGCGACCAGTCAGGCCAGAGCCGGATCCGTAGTAGGGCATGATGAAACGATCACCGAAGCGCTCCCGGCCATTTTTCACGCGGAGGAGTGTCGATTCAGCCCGGCCAGGCTTCACTACCTTGCTCCAGTTGCCCGCGTCGAAATCGATGAAGGATGAGGCTGGGACATGCCGACGCTGGTGAAGCTGAAGGTTCAGCGGTGCTTTACTCCTGGTGCAGACCAGAAACAGGCGAACCCGGTGCTGCGGCACGCCGAGATCCGCGCAATCGACCACATGGGGCGCGATCATGTAGCCGAGCGCTGCCATTGCCTGCGACCACGCGGGGTACAGGGCCCAGGCCGTGAATTCTTCGACGTTCTCGACCAGCACAACTTCTGGCCGGTGGAACTCGGCAGCCGACACAACCGCCCAGGCTGTTGATCGCGATGCGTCGTGCTGAGCGTTCCCAGACTTCTTGCCGCGCGCCTTCGAATGCCCCTGGCAACACGGGGAGGCGAGCATGATGTCGTGGGCCGGAACCTTTGACCAATCCGCCTGGTGCAGGTCTTGGCAGATGTGAATTGCATCCGGGTGGTTGGCGCTGTGCCACTCGACGGCGACAGGCCAGTGATTGGCGGCCCAAAGAACGTCGATGCCGGCATTGCGGGCACCGGTTGACCATCCGCCGAGACCGGCGAACAAATCGATTGCTGTGGGCATGGAGAAACCTCGCGGTTATAGTTCGCCGCATATTTGGATGGAGGTGGTTGTGAGTCAGCGAGAATTGGGCGTTGTAGTTGCCGAGTTTCGATCGGCACTGAAAGAATTGGTCGAGATGGGACATTGGTTCGGTGTCAGCATAACCAAGGAGTTCCCACACGCCTCGTGCGATGACTCCTCGTTGCTGTTGGCCGCTTACCTCGCTGACCAAGGCTATCCGGGCGCGCTGAGAGTTCACGGGCAATCTGGAGGGTGTAACCGCGAACTGAACTCACACGTATGGCTTGACTTGGACGGTACGCTCATCGACATAACCGGTAGCCAGTTCGAGGACTATGAGCAACCAGAAATCGTAATTGCAGAGCACGATCCATTTCTTGCAAGCTTTAAGCCTGAGCGAGAGCGGAGAATTGCGGATTTCCGCGAAACGGAGCATCTGCCCAAATATCATTTCTATAAGGATTACGACGCAATCTGCGGGCGCATACTGGCAATTTGAGGGGCTAGTCCCCGCAGAAGCAGCCTATGTCTTCCGCCAGATAATCGAAATCGAGATCCGTTTGCCTAGCGCGCTGATCCGCTGACCAGGCCAGTGACCGGTAGTTAGGCCGGTCCTGTCGGAACACCTGGCCGAATCGCTCCTCGGCGCCAGACCACCAGATCACTCGGGACGGGTCGTCCATGATGGTCTTAATCAACTTGCCTTCGTTCTTCTTCCAGCACAGGTCGCAGTTGCCGAAGTCGGAATTCATACCGAGATCGAAAGGCTGGGCTGTCCAGAACACGTCAACGTCCTCCTTGGTGACGCCAGCCGAGTAGGAGGGGCAGACGTTATCCCAGCGCGTTCCGCCGCGGTCATTGGCGGCCATCATGCGGTGGTAGCGTTTCGGCTCGTCGTAGCGGATGCCGACGACACAATCCCATTCGGTGTAGCCAAGAACTCGCATGTGCTTCTCGCCGATCTTCACCTTCAGGTAGGCGGTGCACATATTGTTGGAGAAATTTGGCAGCACCGGCGGCAGGTTCTTTTCGGCCTTCCGGTACGCGGCGTAGTACTCGAGCATCATCGTGAACGGTTCGCCGTTCCGACTGGCCGTTTCGAAGTCCACTAGCCGGTACCAGGGAGCGTCATCCGGCTGGCCGTAAACGCGACACCACTCCATCCAGACGATGTTCACGCCCCAGCGTTTGGCGATCTGGTCGATGAAGATCAGCGTTTCCTCGCGCTCCTTGCCGGTGTTCTGGAAGAACAGGTGCACGTCTTCCGGTAGGGCACCGCCATGCGCTTCGAGAATTTTGTAGACCATGTGCCCGCTGGTGCGACCACCGCTGATGCCGATCTGGGCCGGACCCGTGATCAGATAGGGATTCATAACTGCTCCAGATAGCCGATTGCCTCGCCGGCTGGCGTGATTTGTTAGAGTGGGGTATTTGTGTTCGGCCCGGCATGGAGCCGGAGGGGAGAGTTTTGAAAATGGCTCAGGAATTGGCGATGGTTACGGTCGGCGTTATTTCTGCCGTTTCAGTTTTAGCAGGGTCTGTTTGCACTTGGATTTTGAACAATATTACGGCTACCGAAGCAGCTAAGCGTCTGGAGCAGAGTGCAGTTCGTCACTCAATAGAGGAAAAGTACTTGATGGTTCTCTCGGGAACTGAGCTTTTCCTACGTGCACGGCTCAAAAATATGGATCTTGAAAAAGACCTGGCGCATTTGAATGCCGTAATTCGACTCTTTGCAAATGATGATGTCAAAACAAAACACAGCGCCCAATCTGACGCGGTAGCGGCCTATCAGGACGTTTTTTACGGATCTCAAAATCAATACGAATCTCTGAGCGATGCAAGTGAGGATTTTCCTGAAGAGTGGCGAAAGTTAATGGTAGCGCTGAACGAATTGTCGGGATCGATGCACGCCCATATCCAGTCACTGAAATCATTCCCAAAGTAGATCCTCACCTTTATCAGGTGAGGATCGATTGAGGTAAGCTAGCTTTCCGACCTTGTTGCGCTTACTTCGGATCGAACGAACCCAGCGACAACGAGGCGGCATTGCCGATCTTGTCCTGAAGTACCGTTTTGAACTCCTGCGCGATGTCTTCACGCTGAACCTCTTCCCCAACCCAGCGCAGTTTCAGAGCCGGCAGGGCACCGCTGGTGATAACCGAAATCCGCAGATTGATCTGCTGCTCGGTCAGGCCTTCGTACGGGATGGTGCTGAACAGCAGGGCCGCTGGCAGCGTTTCTTTGCTGCGGGCTTCAATCTGGTCCATGGCGCTACGGCTGGCACTGGTATCGCCGACTGTGGTTTCGGATTCGCTGATCGCTTTGACCGTGATGGTTCGGACTGCCGCGATCGCCTTGGCGACAGGAATCGCCTTGCCTTCGTCATCGACCGGCGTCAGGTACTGATGCCAGTCTTCAATCCAGTCACTCAGGTCTTTCTGAGTCATTGCGCGGCCACCGATTGTCTGAGCTGCCTTGTAGCCAGCAGACGCTTTCAGTCGAAGTACCGCGCGGTCGTCAGCGTGGCCCGGCAGCGCATCAGTGCCCAGGTTGAAGAGCAACGTGCAGGTCATTTCGTCCTGATCGATGAAGCCCTTGGCATTTGGTGAGGCGCGATAAGCCACATAGGCACTGAAGTCAGCCAGCGAATGGGTGGAGTAGATGCCACGGAAACGGCTGCGGCCGGCTTGCCATTTCTCCAGAGTGACCACCTGGCAACCTTCGGGCAGCACGATAGTCGGCGTTTGGGTGGCCAGCGTTTTACCGCTCGCTTCCAGCGCGGTGTCGGTGATGAGCTGGATTGCTTCTTTGGTCAGAGACATTGTTCGGTTCCTTGATGGTCGGGCGATTAGGTGCGGGGAGTGATCGGGGCTTGTTCACGGCTGAAAAGCTGATCGTGCTTCTCCGCGAAGAGAGTGATCTTGCCGCCGGAGCCGACATGCATCGGCGTGTCCAGGCTGGTGTTCTCGCTGCGGGTACCGCGCTTGGTCGGGACCTTGTAGTCGAGCTTGTGCTTGATCTTTACCTGGCTGGATTCGCCGATCTGGCTGAAGTCCAGGGTGATCACCAGCTTGCCGGCCTTGCCATGGTCAACAACCCCGGAGGCTACTTCGGAAAGGGCGTGGCCGATTTGGCTGGCGAAAGCGCCGCCATTGAGCTCTTCGAGGAACTCGGCGGTATCGGTTGGGGTTGGCATGGCTGTTTCTCCGGAATGGCCGACAGGCCGCTGGGTGGAAGTTCGAATTGCGATTGACGAAGGCGCTGGCGCACCTGGTTGTTGATGCGTCTCATGCTGCGACCTTCACCTGATGCCACGCCCCGGCGGCATAGAACAGATTCGCGGCCTGCGCTTCTTCGAGCGACACCTCCGCGGGAACGGCGATCCACCCAGAAGCAACCAGGTGGTTTGGGTTGCAGTTGTTCCGCATCTCCAGGTAGTAATGTTCGATGGCATCCGTCAGGCGCTCGACCTTGTAGATGCCCTCCGGCGATATCTCCACCGACTTGACGTACTCAACGCCGCGCTCGTCTCGACACATGGCGCTGATGTAGATCGTCCATCGGTAGGAGAAGTCGAAAAGAGCGTTGGCAATCGCCAAGCTCCTGACCTGCCGGCAGCTCTTCCAGTTCGCCATGATCTGCGCGCCGCTGGGGTCGATGTTCACGACTGCGACGTGGTTCGTCCTGAGCAACGCCCGGCAACTGCGTTCGGCCCGGGCGAAACCGTTGTTCGCCTTGCGCTTGCTCATAGCGCCTCCGTGATACGCCTCAGCGCGATCCGTTCTGCATGGGATGGGGAAGGGCGCCGGCGCTTCAGGACAGTGTCGGGGTCGATCTTGTTGGAGCGCGGTGGTCGGTGCTCAGGCTTGAAGGAGGCGGCCGGTTCTGCTTTGCCGCCGGCGCCGTAGAAATGGTCCAGCTGACGGTCCAGGTTCGCAATGATGGCGTCTTTCGGGTTCGGCATTGGGCCTATGTTCATCGCGACATACCCATGAACGCGAAGACCAAAAGCACCACGGCGAAAACCAGTGTCCAACGAGTCATCCAGCTCGCCACATTGGTAGCAGTGAGGTGCGCGGCCTGGGTGAAATGAGCGGCGTTCTCAAAACCCTGAGCTGAGCGGCAGGCGTTCATGTGGCCAGCTACTTCGGCGCACTCGGTGCCGGTCTGGCGATCAACCACACCGAACAGATTGTTTCCGTGCGGCACGACGGTGAAGCGCACTGCCATGGCAGGAGAGGTGATCCCTACCTTTTGATAAAACTCGGCGGTAGCCAAGGTGGCGCGTTGACGCAGGCCATCGAGGATGGCGCGGCGCTGTTGGATTGTCGGGTTCATATCCTTTCCTCGGATGGTTGCGTGTATTCGTCAGCGCTCAGGCCGCCTGCTGGTTGCCGTTGGGCGCAGGGGAGAGTGCTGACGGATAAAGGCAGGCGAAAAAAAGCCCGATCGGAACCGGGCTTTGTTTGCGTCACGAAGACCTCCCTACGTGAGCGCCTCCCAGGCCCGCTACTGGCGACAGCCTGGTTTTGAATCATCAGCGGTGACCTTGAACTTGGGGTGGCCTACCGGTTGCCCGGTTGGTGCGCGGTGACACCGTCGGCCCAGATGTGCGCTGCCTGCCAGGTTGTTGGGCGCAGCCTTCAGGCTTACTGCGCCACGCAGGTGAAGCGGTTAATGCTGCATTGGTGCAAACCCTCCGTGCTTGAAATGGAAAAACTATTCCGGTTAGGTGCAATTTGTTTCCGGTCCGCCGGATGCAGGGGGCCGCGTTGCGCGGTGCAGAGTCATCCGCATCGGTTGATACCGCTGGAAAGAAATTTCCAGATGAGTGCAATTTGTTTCCGAACTGGTTGCATCCCGCAGCTCACCCAGTAAGCGGGCAGGCGGTGGCCACCTATTGAAGCTGCATTGGAATGTCGGTCCTGACCAAGATGCCTAACTACGTCCGCCCGTTCGCATACAAACAGTTGGCCTGGATCAGCTTTTTTCATGGGGCGCCGACATTCCGATGCAGCCTCTTTCGAGGCGTCGGGCAGTTATCGTCAGGCTGACGTGGCGCTGGTTGGTCTTACCCGTGAGTGATGGATAGATCACTGATCACGCAAATCGAAGCGTCTTCAGGATCGGTGGAGTCGGAGTAGTCGATTTGGTTGTACACACCGCCGTGGAAAGCCAGCGTTTTGGTCTCCCAGGTGTTGTCGAGACGCATGATCGCGGAGGTGGATTTGGCGCCGTTGCAGCTGGCAGATACCGATACAGCGCCGCTCGAATTGGCGTGAATGTTGATCTTGAAGAGTGCACCGAGCGGCACGTTATCCAATACTGTCGAGTTGACTGGATCGTCTTGAAGGTAACTCGACCGGAACCCCATGGTGATTTTGCCTTTGTTCCAAAATACCTTTACCGGTGGGCGTTCTGAACCCTGCACATGAATTTGGCCGATCACGACCTTCTGCAACGAATTGACCTTCGTCAGCCGCATTTCTTGACGGCACCAATGGTCTGCGGCGCTAGAAAACAGCCAGTAACCAGGCTCTTTCCATTCACAACGAGTCCGATGGACGCTTTTACTGGAGGCGCCAAGGGTGGGCGCCGTCATCTGCAACGATCCGTCAGGAAGCATTGAGACAACACTGGGGCATTCGATCAGCGCTCGCCAACCAATCAGGTCTAGGGAGATAGGGTTCGTGTCGGAAATTGGAAGCGGGGTGGCGATGATGAAATTGCTGATATCTACAGTCATTGTCGATTCCTTATTTCATTTGATGTCACCTGTGCTCTGTTGAGCCTTCGCTTGATGTAGGCCTACATCAAGCTGCCCACTCTGTGAATGGGCAGAAGTGATGCTTTTCGATCAGGCCTTAGCTGCATCCTGGATACGCTGGTAGATCTCTTGACGATGCACGGCGACCTCTTTCGGTGCCTCAAACGCCAGCTTTACCTGCTGCCCGCTAACGCTCAGCACCGTGATGCTGATGTCGTCATTGATGCGGATGGATTCGCTTGGCTTGCGGGTGAGTATCAACATGGTCCTGCTCCTTGGTTGCCATCCCAAAGCACCCGGCTGCCCAGGTGCTTCAGTGATGCTGTCCGTGCTGCTTGCCGCTGTTACTCGCCACCTGCGGACTGGGCGATGATTTCTTTCCGTACGTTTACAGTTTGGCTGCTAGGGCCTGGCAATACGGCGTAACGAGGTGGGAGTCGCCCACGCCTGGTACGTCAATGTTCGGCTTATCCAGAAGCTTTCTGCAGTTGGGTTGTTAAAGAGCGGCAGGCCTCTCGGCCCTTCGCAGCTGGCACCTGATTGGGTTCCGGGCTGCGATAGGTGAAATATGAACTATAGGTTCACATCAGGTCAAGTACCAAAAGTACATATTTTTGCGTGAGTTCAGATTTGTTGGATTTCGCACGAATGCGCGTAGAGGGATTTACCGCGAACAGATGGTTCGCTATCCTCTGCCACGACTGGATGGATGTACAGTATTTGGAGTTGTGAGCATGGCGCAGAACAAAGCGAAACCAGCAGCACGAGTTGAGATGTCCGGCATAGAGCGCTTAGGTCTGCGAGTGTCGTCAATGATCAATCACCCAGTCGCGCAGACTCAGCGTTGGGTGACGATCTATCGCCTGGACACGGACGGCGATCGAGAGTGGGATGAGGTGATGGGCTTGCTATCCGAAACGGACGGCATAGACATGACGTTCAACGACGACGAGTCGGTGACGCTGAAGTGGGAGGCGAGCGCCGATGAAGACCGGCCGGTTGAAGTTTACGAGCCAGTAGAAGAGGCGGCACCTTTCTGAAGGGCAACAAAAAGCCCGCTCGACGGCGGGCTTCCATTACGACCAAGCTAAAGCTAAACGATCTGCAAACCTTCTGGAGCCTTCGAAATTTGAAGCCCAGTGCATTCGATTTCTTCGCCGTCAGCAACGATGCTAATTTTGATCTTCGAAGGCGCTGCAATGTGGAGAGGAGAGAGCACAACCATCGCTTTAGCTTCCAACCTTTTGGGGTCTTCGAATAGCCCGAGCCCTTGGCGCATTTGCTCCATTTGACTACTGTCGAGCGCCAAATCAAAAACAACATTCCCGTCCATAACCCCTTTGAAGCTTACGGATTGGAACGGCCTATCAATAGGGGTGCTCGCAGTCACTACGGCGCAGAGCTTGGGGAGGACTGCAGGAAAGTCTGGGAGATACATGAGGCTACCAAAGATGCCCATAAGGGAAATCTTGCCATTGACCTCATTTCTAATGTCATCGCAGAAAACAGAATATGCGAAGCGTGTCATTTTTTTGCCTTCAGTTCGTAGGCTTTCTCTTGCCTGTCCATGATTTCCTCAAGCTTATCGGCTGATATCCCGAGGACCTCTCGCAATTTCTTACAGGTAGACCGCTGAGGGTCTGTGTTCCCTTTCTCCAAGCGTGCAACCTGCGCTTGCGTCGTTCCAAGTAGGCCCGCGAATTGCGTTTGGCTGAGACCTTTCTTGAGCCGCAAAGTCCTAATGGTATCGCCTTCATCAGCGAGTACCGTCTCTGCCATCCAGTTTCTGGCTTCGGCCATACCGGATCTGTGTTCTTCGCTGGAATCAAGCCTCGCCATAAGCTTCGAAAAAGCTGTGTTCTTCTTCGCCAGAGGGATAGGCAGGACTGCCGTTTCTATCCTTATGACGACGCCTCTATTCACGGTCCCAGTAGAATCACCAACCGTCTGCTTCGAGGCGGTCATAAGTTGCAAAGACGCGCTGTGTGACTGGATGTGTTGGTTCATAATCGAATGCTCTGTGGACAACCGCGAGTACGTAATAAAGGTCTTTAGAAGGAATATATGCGTAGATGATCCGGTACTCATGACCGAGTCGGGACAGTTCGAAATCCCTGAGCCTCCAGATGTTCTTTCCTTTCCGGTACGGGCCCAGCCATTTCGCTACGCTCAACGTTGCTCCTTTTTCAGGCGCGTGTGGCTTGCCGCCATACTGGTCCCATGACAATTTCTCGAGGAGCTCCTGACTCCCAGAGATTTCATCAAGCATCGTGGCTAAGCGATAGCCGGCCACTGGCTTCTCCAGCAAGATATCCTCGATATCTTGGGTGGCTTCATCGCCGACTATAAGCTCGTACAATATATCTTCCTAGGTATATTTTCGCAAGGAGCTCCACTTTTAGAGGCGTCAGGGAACCAAAGGGACGAATCCACACCCTCAGGTCTCACACCAAGTGAGCGTTCCACACCAACAGCACCCGGGCCTGAATGTAGGTTTCATCAGCCCTGATGGTTTGCGGTGGGTGTCTCGTATTATCGGAAATCATACTGATCTGATCGTCGCCGAGCCATTGCAGGCGCTTGATGTACAGGTGACCTTCCCAAGAGAACATGTAGATCCCATCACCAGCGAATTCACGGATGCTGATATCGACGAGGAGGGGGTCGCGGTGCTTGATCGTTGGTGCCATCGACTGGCCCCACCCTGTCACCATCTTGAGATGGAAGTGTTCCTTGAACTCAACTCCCATCTCACGAAGATGTTGGGGGCTTACCCTCACATCCTGGAGCATCTCCGGATAATCGTGTGGAATTTGCCCGCCACCCATAGCGGCACGGACGTCGTAATGTGCAATCCACACCTCATCACCGGCCAAGCCTGGTCGATAGTAGTCGACCTCGATGACACCGCCCCCATCGTCAGCTTCCGCAACTGCAAGTAACCGCCTGCGAGCATCATCAGACAATCCTTTCCCTTGCTTGGAAAGCATGTTCCGGACGATATCCGCTGCCGATTGGGGGTGATTCTCAGTATCGCCACTTTCGACTTCAGCGAGCTTTGAAAACTTGGGCTCGTCACCGGCACCATGCTGAAGCCATTCGATTTTTACACCAAGCGCGCCTGCAATAGCGTTCATCTTGGCGGGACCTGGCAAGGACTCACCGTTTAGCCACTTGCTCGAAGCCTTAGGCGTGACTTTTGCTATTTCTGCCAGCCGAGCGCCTGCGCCCCACTGGTCAATGCCGTGGGCGGATAACGCTTTTTTGAGGCGAGCAACGAACGCTGCGCGGATTTCTTCTATCTGAACCATTGGTTCAGCATCGCACGGCCTTGCATGTACTTTCAGTTCCGACATAATATGTACTGTAAGTTCATAATTGACTCGGAGGCCTTATGCGGCCGCTCAAGAAATCGATCGATGACGCTGGCGGCGTGCCGGTGGTTGCCCTGGCCTGCGGAAAGTCTCCTCGGGCCGTTTACAAGTGGCTTACCGCTGACTGCCTGCCGCGCACCGAATACACCGGTGAGACGCGCTATGCCGAGCGAATTGCCGCTTTAGCTGCCGCCAATGGAAAGCCGTTCGAGCCGGCTTGGTTGCTCGCGGAAGCCCACCCAAAGAAAGCCGCCGCCTAACCCCGTCACTCCCAACTGCAGAAGCGAATCCATGGCCTACGACAACAAGAACCATCGCAACACCCACCAGCTGAAGTCGCGCCTGAATGACCACGCCTACGACGCCATCAAGGCGGAAGCGCTGGAGCGGGAGACTCAACCGGGCGCCTTGGTTCGCGACCTGACCTTGGCTGCTTTGCGGTTCAAGGAGGATTACGGCTACTTCCCACTGATCGACGACAAAGAGTTGGACGGTTTTCCGGCACTGGGCGAGTTGGCTCGCGAGCTGAAGATTCAACCTGCCGTACTCGTGCGCGATCTGATCCGTGCAGCCCTGCAAGCAAGACGAGAGCAAGGCGCCGCTACCCAAGTCAACGAGAAGAAACTGAGCGCCTGACTAGGCCATGGAGGGAGCAATGCCTGCAATACCGGAAGTTGGGCAGTACACGCAGGACGAGAAGGACCAGCTCGAACGATGGGCTGATGAAGTCGGAATCGACATGTATCAGCTCGCTGATCGGATTTTGCAAGTGACGGAACGCGCGGTAGAGCGGCGCAGTGCTGCTCGCCTCGCAGCCGATAAAGCAGCACTGCGAAGCCGCCTCGCCGCTCATTCTGCGCAAGAAGCCCAGGCAGAAAACGTGGTGTCAATTTTCCTTTCAAGGTAACGGTCCGGCCCCTTATTAGGTGCCGCGACAGCAGAGATTGGACCAGGCGGGACTGGCACCTAATTCGGGGCCATAGAGAAAAAAGGGTCATGGGTTCATCCGTGATCAGTTGATGAACGAATGATCGCCTGGTTGGCATAACGCCACCACGGAAACAGAAACGAGGTTTTACGAATGGACAAGTTCCTGCGGGCCTGCCACGACGCGGTCAAGGACAACGAAGCAAAGTCGCTGAGCGCCAAGATGGGTGTTCCGCATGTGAGCCTGCTCCAGCGCTCGAATCCGGATAACGACGCTCACCACCTGACCATCGAACATCTGTTCGGCATCTTGTTGCACACCGGTGACATGCGCCCTTTGGTGACGCTGGCGGATCAGTTCGGTTTCGACCTGGTTGCGCGGGAAAAGCCTGCGGTCAAGCCGTTGATGGTTGCGCTTGGGCAGCTTTCGGCTGAGTGCGGCGATGTTGGCCGGCTGATCTTTGATGCTGCTGAGGACAACCACATCAGCCAGCACGAAAAAGCCCAGGGCGAGAAAGCAATTCTTGAGGCGATCGATGCGTTGCAGGTTCTGCGCGAGTCGCTAAAGGCTGCCTGAATTCCAGACACAAAAAAGCCGACGGTCGAGGTCGGCTTTTTCAACAGCGGTAAAACAATGTGGAAATGATTATGCACAACCAGATCCCCCCCGGCAATACCCTCCATGTCGCGACACTTATCGATCATTCGCAAAACGTGTCGCGACATCTCACCACCCATCAATCTGCCGCCATGCACGCCGCGTTACTGGTTCGCTTCCAGTACTCCCGTGAGTCCAAATCCTGCTTTCGCCGAGCATGCCTTGATCACCTGAAGGCGTCCCTTTCCTCGGAACAGAAGACTTCAGCATGAGCAATGTCATTCAACTTCACGCAAGTAACCCGGGGGGCTTTACCCGGATGGAAAACGATCTTTACGGCGCCCTGATCCGCGCTGACCTATCAGGTAGGGAGCTTCGTGTCGCCCTGGCCATCCACCGCCAGACCGCAGGCTACAACGTCGCCAGCGCCCGCATAGCGGCTTCCTACATAGCCGAGATGGCCAATATCCACCGAGAGGACGTTTCACGCATCATCGGTGAGCTTCTCCGTCAGCGTGTGATTTACCGCGAAGGTGGGAGCAAGGCGCCCATAGGGATTTCACCGGTGAATGCATGGCGGATTGACGCTAAAAACAACCGTAAATCCACCACCAAAAAAGAGCCACAGTGTGGCGTTTCCACCACGTCCTTAGTGGCGTTTCCACCACACAATAAAGACACAAATACAAATACTACCTCTGACGAGGTAGTCGTCGACGCCGAGCGTCAACCGGAAGCACCGGAGGGAAAAATCTCCAGGACGAAAGCCGACTCATGCCCCCACCGGGCCATTGTCGATCTGTACCACGAAATCCTTTCCGAGTTGCCAGCCGTAACCCTGATCAATAAAACCCGTCAGCAGAACCTGCAGGGCCGGTGGCGTGAGCACGAAGCCCATCGCGACCTGGCGTTCTGGCGTGAGTACTTCGAATCGGTCAAGGCGTCGAACTTCCTGATGGGCAAGGTGGAGGGCCGTTTCGGTACCAAGCCGTTCCGCGCCTCGTTCGACTGGCTGATCGCCCCTCGCAATTTCGTGAAGGTTGTCGAGGGGAATTACCATGCGTGACCCTCACAGCATCGAGGCTGAACACAGCCTGCTTGGCGCAATGATGCAGCGCCCGGAGCTGATCGATACTCTCTGCGAAGACCTGTCCGCCGAGGCGTTTTACTTCCCGGCAAACGCCGATGTATACCGTGGCATCCAGGCCGTTCGTTCGTCAGGTCAGGCGGTGGATTTCCTAACTGTCGGTAATCACATCGGTTCGATGGACGACGGCAGCCCGGCATTCGCCTATTGCGCCGAAATCGTCAAAAACACACCGAGTATTGCCAACGCTCGGACATACGCCCAGATCGTTCGTGAGCGGGCCATTGACCGGGCGCTTTATGACCTTGGCAGCCAGGCGATGGAAATTTCCCAAGGTACCGAGGACACGCAGGCGAAGATCGCGGCGGTTCAGGCGGCGGCTATGGCAATTGATTGCGGTTCGGGTGATGACGACATCGTCAAAGTTGGCGACGTGCTCGTTGATCAGCTTGAAGTCTGGCAAGACCGCCATGATCGCCACTCCCGGGGTGAAACCCTCATCGGTCTGTCGACTGGCTTGAAAGAACTGGATGAGAAGCTCGGTGGGCTGCAGCCCGACCACCTGTACATCGTCGCCGGGCGTCCGGCCATGGGCAAGACCACGCTTGCCATGGGCTTTGTCATCGACGCGGCTGTGCGCCAGAGCAAGTCGGCACTCGTCATCAGTTTAGAAATGAACAAAGGCCAGTTGCTAGACCGCGCCGTGGCTTCGGAGGGGCGTATTCCACTCAACCTGGTGAAAACTGGCACCGCTTGCCAGAGCCACGGCGCCGAACTGGCGGCCGCGGCTGGGTTGTTGCGCAGCGCCCCGCTATACATTGCCGACCGCGCCGGCTCGACGATTGGGCGCATTCGCTCCTTGGCCAGACGCCACAAGCTTCGGTATGGCCTGGACCTGCTGATGATCGACTACCTACAGCTTGTGGAAGGGGACGGCGGCAACCGTACCGAAGAGGTGAGCAGCATCAGCCGCGGCTGCAAGCTGCTTGCCAAAGAGTTGGGCATCCCTGTCGTGCTTTTGAGTCAACTGTCGCGCAAATGCGAGGAGCGTCCCAACAAGCGCCCGGTGCCCTCCGACTTGCGCGAGTCGGGTGCCATCGAACAAGACGCCGACGTGATCATGTTCGTTTACCGCGACGAGGTCTACCACGAAAACACCGAGGCAAAAGGCATTGCTGAAATCATCATCGGCAAGGGTCGAGACATCGAGATGGGCACCGTCCGCACCGCCTTCCTTGGCCAGTACAACCGATTCGAAAACCTTGCTGCCGGGTGGAAGCCAGAGCCTGCCGAGCAGCCGGAAAAGGTAGCAAGCCTGGCCAGTCGATATGCCAAAAAGGAACGATTCTGATGAACGAATCACGCCAAACCCAAATCCTCGCAGGCCAGTCCTCAATCGCCCAAAAAGTCTTTGGTTTCGTACCGATGCAAGCGAGCTGGAGCGCTCACGATATCCACGGGGCTGTCATTGCAGCCAATGCAACAGGTGCGTCGGCATATGCGATACGCCGAGCACTTGGCGAGCTGAAGGACGCCGGGCTCGTCCGGGAGCCGGTAGGCGGAAAGTTTCAGCGCGATGCAGCCATCCCAAAACCAAAGAAGGAGCAAGTGATGACACAGGTAGCCCCGCAGGCAGCTGTACCTAACAAGAAGCCTGAGGGTGCACTCGATGTGCTCGCGGCTCTTTCCGGCGAAGTGGTGGACCTGTCGGGTGAGTTCAGCAAGCGCATGAAAGCTCTTGCTGCGCGGATCGAAGAGGTGGCGCTTTCTGTTGAAGCCGAAAGGGAGAGCAATGCCGAAGCGATCATCAAAGCCAAGCGTTTGCAGGAAGCGTTGAGGGAGTTTGCGTAATGAGCGCACTGGGAAAACAGGTGTCAGGCGGGCACTACAAGTCGTTAAAGATCCAGCCGATCGAATACATTCACGCGAACGGCATCCCCTTCGCCGAAGGCAGCGTCATCAAGTACGTGACGCGGTGGCGCGATAAGGGCGGCATTGCCGATCTGGAGAAGGCCAAGCATTTCCTCGAGCTGCTGATTGAACTTGAGCAGGCGAGGGCGCCGGAATGACTCTAGCCAACCCAAAGCTGTTCACACAGAAGCCCGTGCGGGCTAAGCCAGTCGACCGCGAAGGGCAGGAACAGGCTGCGCTCATGCGCGAGCTTGAACTGCGCTACCCGGCGGTGTTCGAACTGATCTACCACGTTCCCAACGGTGGGCACCGTGTCAAGGCGGTCGCTGGCAAGTTGAAAGCCCAGGGTGTGAAGGCCGGCATTCCCGATCTGGTGCTGACCATGGCCCGTGGTGGGTTCTTTGGCCTGTACATCGAATTCAAGGCCACGCCGCCGAACGACGCCGCGATCTCGCCAAGCCAGCATGAGCGGATCCGCAAGCTGAATGAGCAGGGGTATCTGGCAGTGGTGTGCCGCGGGCACTTCGATACGGTGGAGCAGATCCGGGCCTACTTGCGACTCGCTCCTACAGTGGTGGCCGCATGACAATAACCGTGGCCTTCTCCGATGCCGAGCTCCGCCGCCGCGCTGAGGATCCGGCCGCCGTGTTGATGCGTGACCCGCGACACCCGGGGCTGTACTTCCGCTTCACCGAGGCTCGTCCGCGTGGAACCTGGAGCCTGGTAGTGCGCAAGAAGTGGAACAAGATCGGCGCGTATCCCGACTTGTCGGCCAAGGCGGTGTTGGCCGCGCTGCCAGATCTGCGCATGCGACTCAGCGTTGATCCGGAAGCGGGTGCCGCCGTATCGCCGTGGAAAACGCTGGGCGAGCTGTTGACGTGGTACGCCGACCGCATGAGCCGCGACCGCAACCTCTCCGACAAACGCAAGGCGACGGGTAAATCAGCCATCGCTTGCCACCTGATCCCGCGCGTGGGCGATCTGGCGCTGGCCGATGTCCGTCACGGCACCCTCGACACCCAACTGATGTGGCCACTGCAGGAGACCCTGTCGCTGGAGTTTGTCCGGTTGATCTTCGGCCTGCTGGTGGTCGCCTGTCGTCAGGCACACACGCTGGGCCTGATTCCGACCAACCCGATGACGGGTATCAAGTTCAGCGACTTCTCCAAGACCAAGATCAAGGCCAAGCCAGCGCGCCTTCGTGGCGTTCAGGTTGAGGGTTTGCTTGCACAGCTGCAGGAGCTGTTCGAGATTGACCCGCAGCCGGCCATGCTCGCCCTAATGATGCTGTGCCACGGCACCCGCATCGGTGAGACGCGCAAAGCCCAGTGGTCACACATCAGCCTGGCCGAACGCACCTGGTATCTGCCGGTGGGCAACACCAAGACCCGCGTCGAGCACTCCCTCCCACTGACCGATCAAATCTGCAGCCTTCTAATCCGGTACCGCGCAGCGCAACAGGCGAGCCATTACGACGGCGATTGCCTGTTTCGCTCCCACAGTGGCAAGGGCATGAGCGAAGGGCAGGCCAGTGCCGTGTTCACCGGGCTGGGGAAGGGCGAGTGGAGCAGTCACGATCTGCGCAAGTTGGCCAGGACCGGCTGGGCTGACCTCGGGATCGACTTCCTGATCGGCGAGATGCTGATCAACCATGCCATGGGCCACAACGTGCAGGCCTACATCCACACCACAGTTGAAGAGCGCAAGCGTGCAGCCCTTGAACTGTGGCACGGCCATTTAGACGGTAAGGGTTTTTCCCTGATTCACGGGTTGAAGGACGGTAGAAACGAAAATTCGGGTAATCCGCTGGAAACCGCAGAACATAAGGCCTGCGAGGCCATTCACGAATCAACCATAGGCGAGGTTTAAAAATGATGATTCTGCTCGATAAGGCATCCGGCCTCGCCGTGAATCCAGCCGAAGTCAGCTCGATGCGGTACGAGGATTGGAATGGCGGTAAGCACCTGGTGCTGACCATGCAAACCGGCAAGGAGCTTTCCGTGCAGCACTGGCCTTATGGCGATGGCCCAAACGTCTACCGCCTGCACGAGCAACTGCTGGAGGCTCAATGAAGAAGCTCCACGGATCACTCCAGAAGCGCGAGCTGAAGTTCATCGTCGAATGCAACGTCTGCCTCGGTAAGGGCCAGCGGCTCGGGCTTTTCCACTATCTCGACTGCGATCACTGCTTGGGCTCTGGCTGGGTATGCGGCCACACCCTCCAGACTCTGCCGTTGAGCGACGTTGTACCGGTACTCAATGCGCGCTTGAAGGACGCGCTCACCGAGATCGCTCGCGCCCGCCATGTTATTGGGGGTGCCCCGGAGCAATACGAACAGAACAACCGCCGCGGCGCCGGCGGATCGAACTTCACCGGCGATTGATCGCTGGTCATTATTTTTGTTGGGGGAGAAATCACATGAAACTGATCGGAGCACGCCAAGCCTGGACCGACTCGCAGCATGAGTCGAACGCGTCAATTTCCGCGGTGGCCATTGATTCGGCTAAGTCAGCTACCGTAGCCAGAAGAGCGAAAGCTCGCCAACACGAAGTGGTCTTTGCCGCGATGGGTGAGGATAAGGAAGAGCGCATCAAGGTCGCTCGCCAGAAAATCAGCATCAGCGAAACCCGCCGTACACCGATCGGGCGATCTACTGCCCGTGCCGCGCACCTGACCATGATGGGCAAAATTCAGCGCGCCATTGGCACGTTACCTTTTCAGGTACAGCAGTTTGGGCACTTCCTTTACCACCCATGCATGACCATGCAGCACGTAATGAATGCCGTGCTGTTGATCACCGCCAAGGCGCAGTTGCCCGACCTAACCTCGGCGAAGCGCGTGAAGGCGCAATATCTGGTGACGTTGGCATTGCAGTCGTACAAAGCTGAGGTCACCGGGGCTGCGGAGTGGGGGCCCGCTCGGGTCGCTGCTGAAATGAATGCGTTCTTCGGCGTATCGATTGAGCCCAAGCACTGGAATCGTGATTGGCTGGACTTGTGGGAATCGCTGAAAGCAGTAATTAAAGAAGTGGATATTGAGGCACAGTCGCCTGTCTGGCAGTTGATTCACTCGGAAAAAGAAGAATCAGTAGCGTAATCTGTTGACATGGTGGGGATTTGAAGTTAATTTTCCCATAGTGCGCAACGTACCTCCAACGCACACCACTTCTAGAACCCGGCCATTGAGCCGGGTTCTATCATTATAGGGCGCGACAAAAGACATTTTTATATCGCCACTGTATTGACATCACGGCGGCCCTTGGTTGAGAGTAAGGAAAATCAAATTGGATCCACTCATGATCAAGGCTATCGGACTCGCTCTAACTCTTTTTGCTACCTCCGCACTCGCGGCCGACATGACCGACAAGGTCATGCTTTCTGAAGTACACGTGTCAAATAAGGCATTTTTTCCGGCCGTCGAGGGAGTTGCTAAGAACAATACTGGAGTGACCCTGGAGAATTTGTTTATAACGTTCAAGCTCTACAATGATGCGGGGGAAGTGGTTGGTAGCGCCCTAGCTCGAGGTAAAGACGTTGAGCCTGGCGAGTCATGGCGGTTCTCCACGCCCACTACGATTAAGTTCACTAAGGCAAAGCTTTCAAAGATTGAGATTTACTGATTGGAAAGCCCAACCATCGTGTTGGGCTTTTTTTTGGACTCGTTAAATCTGCGCGCTCTGGCGAAGATGTTGGCCTTTGGCTACTATCCTAGAAATTGAGTGTTTCTATGCAGGGATGATGAGCGCGATGAGTGATCAAGATGGCTGGCACAGAGATTCAAAAGGGAATGAGCATTTTTACTCTCATGATGCCGAATGGGCTGATAGAGACATGCGCCAAAAGCAAGCAGCGCGCACCTCATCCTCTAACAGTGGCTCTAATGACGCTGCGAACCGCTTTCAGTTCATCATCTCAATTGCGGGCGCAGCTTGCCTCCTTGCAGCTCACAAACTCTGGGTTGTTGTGGAAAAATCAATGAAGGTGTCTGGGTATTCGCCCGTTGTGTCAGATCGAGTTGGATTGGCTGCGGCCATATGTCTGATTGCTCTAGGCGGCGTATTGGTGTGGAAGGCTCCAGGTTATCTCGGTAAATCTGTTGTCTGTATCTTGTACGCCCTCATCACGGGCTACCTCATTCTTTAACGCGTTATCCCCTCAACACAGAGCCTCGGCATCCGCCGGGGCTTTTTCGTTTTCGGCTCCACCACACCCATCGCTCTGAGCTGGGAGTGCTGTTGGGGCCGAACCTATTTCGCTCCCCGCAAGGGAGGATGCCGGATGTCACATATGCCAGAGAAGAACCCAGAGACCTGGCTCATTGTCATGGCCTGGCTGAGCCAGCATGCCCCGATGTTCTATGCCGCGGCGCTGTCGTGCTGGATTGCCTTCCTCCGTGTCATCTACGGCGGCGGTGGGCGACGACAGGCCCTGCTGGAATCCTGCCTGTGTGGTGCGATCACAGCCGGAGCATTCCCGCTGCTTGAATACTTCAGCCTCCCATCGAGCCTTGCAGCTGCCGTTGGCGCCTGCATCGGCACCCTCGGCGTGAAGAAAGTTGCAGCCTTGGCTGACCGATTCACCGACTTCAAATTGCCCAAGCGGCAGGAGTGACCCATGCAACTGATTGACAACTGGAAACAAGCGCTGAGCATGACCAGTGTTCAGGCGGGCGGCGCTATCGCAATGCTGGGCGTGGCTGAGCAGCTGATGCCGCAACTACAAGCTGTGCTGCCTCCACTGGCCTACGGCGTGCTTGGCCTCTTAGTGATGATCGCCCGGGTTGTGCTTCAGCCGAAGCTGAGCAAGTAGCAGGCCCCATTTACAGATGCGTCAATTCGTGGCGCGAATAATCACGGAGATCCGTCATGACTCTGGCTACCAGTATTCGTTCGACAGCACCAATCAAGGACAACCGTATGAACCCAGAACAGTTCGCATATTGGCTCAACGGCTTCGCAGAGCTAAACGGCGGTGAGCGCCCGACACCTGAGCAGTGGAAGTCCATCACCGAGCATCTGCAAACGGTATTCGTGAAGGTCACGCCGCAATTTGGCAGTCAGGTGGCTTTGGGGCGTGCGTCAGATAACGCCATTACGGAGCTGACCAACCGTGTGTCGGGCCAGGGGCAGCCCATTACCTCGATGGTCTGCTGAATAGGCCCCAGTTACCAATCTGGCGTTAGGCTGACCCCAGAAGAGTCGGCTGAGGTAAGACGAGAAAGTGAGCAAATCGTGTCGCCAAAGGTCAGTCATGTATGCCTCGACTTAAAACTTTACCGCCTCGAATGAAGCAATCCGAAGGTAGACCATTCGCTGTCCCCATTGCAGATGGAGGTGCCGAAGGCTGGGGTTCGGGCCGCGGTGGTCGACCTTGGCGACGTAAGCGTGCCGCGATCCTGGTACGTGACGAGTACACCTGCCAAGCCTGCGGCATCATCACGCTGCACCTCGAAGTCGATCACATCGTGAACCGCGCTCGGGGTGGGTCGGACGATGAAGAGAACCTTCAGGCGCTCTGCATCCCGTGCCACAAGTTGAAGACCGCCGCCGAGTCGGCCGAGGGCTCGGGGCGAACGTGATGTCCGACGATCTCGTCGAACCAATGCGAATCGGTATCGATTGGGCGCTGTGGCACGTCAGTAACCCGGGGCGGGTCGAAACTGTGGAAGGTTTCGCATAGGACACCGCCCCCGACCGCACGGACAGATTTTTTCCCCTCCATAGGTTTTTGTTAAAGATGGCACTCACCTCAAAAAAGCGCGCATTCATCGTCGCAGTGAGAGAAGGTGCGTCCAATAAAGATGCGGCCATTGCCGCTGGCTGTTCGCCGAAAACCGCGTCAGCCGCTGGCTCCAGGCTTGCAAAGGACGTTGACGTTATTCTCGAGCTGCACAAACTCAACGCACTTTTCCCGATCGATGGGAATGTTAAAGCCGATGTTAAAGCGGTTGTTAAAGCGCCCCGGGCAAAGACCTCACCTCGCGAACCTAAGCACGCCGGAGAGTACATCCCGAAAGCGCTACGACAGCCTCAGGTGCCCGTCGAACAGCATGATCCCGAAGAGGGTTTCGGTCGGGTGTACACCGATCCGAAAGACTATTTGCTCGATGACATGAATGATCCCTTGCTGGATCGGAAAGACCGGCGTGACGCCGCTAAAGCGCTCATGCCTTTCCTGCATGCCCGTAAAGGCGAGGGCGGGAAAAAGGAAGAGCGCCAGGACGCCGCCAAAAAAGCAGGCGCTGGAAAATTTGGCGCAGCGCCTCCGCCGCCATCACATTTGAGATCGGTAAAATAAATGAGCGATCGAGACGCTGAGCATTTTTCTTTGGCTGGGCCGTTCAAGGATCCAAAGGATTTCCTGTTGGCCGTCATGAACAGCCAGGCAGCGCCCACGGACATTCGGATCGAAGCTGCGCAGGCTTTGATGCCCTACTTTCATGTGAGCAAGGAGAAGAGTAGGGCGTTTAGGCGCCACCCCAATCCATCATAAGCGGTGAACAAGTTGAGCGAACCAGTCTGGGACACCTCATGCCGGGACTGGGAGACGCGCATCGTAAACCGCCAATCGCTGGTGCCGTTTCCGCCACTGTTTCCGGACGAGGCTGAAGCCTGCCTTCAGGTGCTGAATGATCTGCGGATTGTCGACGCACCTGGTAGCCCCCTAATTGGGGAGTCCTGTCCACCTTGGATCAGTGACCTGGCTGGCTCTATTTTCGGTGCGTACAACGCTGGTACCGGTGAGCGGCTGATTCAGGAGTTCTTCCTGCTTATCAGTAAGAAGAATGCAAAAAGCACCATCGCCGCGGCAATCATGCTCACGGTACTGATCCGCAATTGGCGCCAGTCAGCCGAGTTCATCATCCTGGCGCCGACGATCGAGGTGGCGAACAACGCCTACGCGCCGGCGCGCGATATGGTCAAACACGACGAAGAGCTTTCGGCGCTGCTGCATGTGCAGGATCACGTTCGGACGATCACCCATCGTGAGTCCGGGGCGACATTGAAGGTGGTGGCCGCCGATCAAAACACTGTCGGCGGGAAAAAAGCCGCCGTCGTCCTGGTCGATGAGCTTCACCTGTTTGGCAAGAACCCACATGCGGCCAACATGCTTCGCGAAGCCACCGGTGGACTTGCGTCTCGGCCAGAAGGGTTCGTGATCTATCTCACGACGCAGTCTGACCAGCCCCCCGCGGGCGTGTTTCGCGAAAAGCTCCAGTACGCCCGGGGGGTGCGTGACGGCACGATTGTCGATCCGAACTTCCTGCCCGTGATCTACGAGTTTCCGAAAAAGATCCTTGAGGCTGATGATCATCGCAAGCCCGAGAATTTCTACATCACCAACCCGAACATGGGGTATTCGGTCAGCGAGAAGTTCCTCATCCGGGAGATGAAAAAAGCGGAAGAGGCCGGTGAGGCGGAGGTGCTGGGCTTTATGTCCAAGCACCTTAACGTCGAGATCGGCCTCGCGTTGCGCTCAGACCGGTGGGCAGGCGCTGACTATTGGGTCGGCGCATCAGAAAAGAAGCTCACCCTTGATGATGTGATTGCTCGATGCGACGTCATCGACATCGGGATCGATGGTGGTGGCCTGGACGACTTACTGGGTTTTGCCGCGGTGGGCCGGGACAAACGAACCCGAGACTGGTTGGTTTGGACTCACGCCTGGGCGCATCCCTCCGTGCTCGAGCGAAGAAAGGCAGAAGCCCCTCGTTTTCACGACTTTGAGAAAGACGGCGACCTGACCCTGTCAAAGCGAATCGGCGATGACGTGCTTGAGGTGGCTGACCTGGTTGAACAGGTGGAAGAGTCGGGCCTGCTGGACAAGGTCGGCGTTGACCCGGTCGGGATTGGCGCGATTTACGACGCGATGATCGAGCGCGAAATCCCCCCGGAAAAGATTGTCGCTATCAGCCAGGGCTGGAAGCTCGGCGGGGCGATCAAGACGGCGGAACGCAAGCTCGCCGAAGGCGGCATGAGGCATGGCGGCCAACCCATGATGGCCTGGTGTGTCAGCAATGCGAAAGTCGAGCCGCGCGCGAACTCCATCCTGATCACCAAGCAAGCCAGTGGCTCGGCCAAGATCGATCCCTTGATGGCTCTATTCAACGCGGTGACCTTGATTTCTCTGAACCCCGAAGGCCGGGGCAACGATGACTTCATGGCCGCCATTAGGAACCCGATCATCGTATGAACCCATTGCACGTATTCATTCTGCTCGCGCTGTGCGGGTTCGGTTCGGCCGTTGCAGGCGTTTACGTTCTGCAAGGCTTGGGCTGGGCGCTAATCGCCGCAGGCGTTGCATTACTTCTGCTCGCTGGATTTGTGCGCAAGGGGCTGATCAGTGACTAAATCATTATCGGCCGTGCTGGGCCGCGCGGCACGCAAGCCGAGCGCATCGCTGGGACACACCTTGAACGAATGGATCGGTCGGCAGATCGGCTTGGGCGACGGCGGCTTCTGGGGGCAGTTCCTTGGTGGCGAATCCAGCTCGGGCAAGAACGTTACGGTCGACAACGCTATGCAGCTCTCGGCGGTTTGGTCTTGCGTCAGGATCATCTCGACGTCGGTGGCCGGCCTGCCGATGGGTGTGTATCGACGCGAAGCTGACGGTGGACGCAAGGATGCCCGGGACTTTGGCCTCTATGACATCGTGCACACAAGCCCCAACGAGGACATGACGGCGTTTCAATTCTGGCAGGCGATGGTTGCCGCCATGCTTCTACGCGGGAATGCATTTGCGGAAATCTTGCGCATAGGTAATCGAGTTGTCGCCTTAGATTTCCTGCTACCGAGCCGTGTCGATTTGGAATTGGATGCGGATGGCAGGATCACCTATTGGTACCGCCCGAAAAAAGGTGCCCGGCGCCAGATCCAGCGTTCGGACATGTTGCATATCCCGGCGTTTAGCCTAGACGGGCGTGTTGGCCTTTCGGCCATCCGCTACGGCGCTGATGTTTTCGGCGCTGCAATGTCCGCGGATGATGCCGCGAATGGAACGTTCAAGAACGGGTTGCTTCCCGCGGTGGCGTTTAAGGTTGATCGCGTGCTCAAGCCAGAGCAGCGAGAAGAGTTTCGCGATTATGTAAAGCAGGTGTCGGGGGCTTTGAATGCTGGGCGATCGCCAGTGCTTGAGCAGGGCATCACGCCAGAATCCATCGGGATTAATCCCGTGGATGCTCAGTTGCTCGAGTCCAGGGGTTACAGCGTTGAAGAGGTGTGCCGCTGGTTCGGCGTTCCGCCATGGATGGTGGGAAAAACGGATGCGGGCAGTAATTGGGGTACCGGGCTTGAGCAGCAGATGATTGCCTTCCTGACCTTTAGTATCAGTTCGATTACCAACCAGATTCAGCAGTGCGTTAACAAGCGATTGTTGACTCCGGCGGATCGCGTTTCGTACTACGCCGAATTTTCGCTTGAGGCATTCCTGAAAGCCGACACCGCCGGGCGTTCAGCCTGGTATAGCCAGATGACCCAGAACGGCATCATGACTCGTGACGAGTGCAGGGTAAAAGAGAACCTGCCCCGACACGGCGGCAATGCAGGCGTGCTAACAGTTCAAACAAACTTGACCCCCATCGACAAGCTGGGCGAATCCACCGATGGCCAGGCCGCACAAACAGCATTGAAAAGCTGGCTCGGCCATAAGGAGTAACCATGGCACTGAATATCAATGCTCGTAGTTTCAACTGCGAGCTGAGCCCGCGCGCGCTCGATCTATGGAACCCGGATCTGCGAGCGGCGCTGGAGGCCGGTACTGACACCATTACCATGTACGGCATTATTGGTGAGGACTGGTACGGCGAGGGCGTCACCCTCAAGCGCGTCGACGCAGCGCTGCGGGCCATTGGTGATAAGCCGGTTACCGTTTATATCAACTCGCCAGGTGGCGACATGTTCGAAGGCATCGCGATTTACAACCGCCTGATCGAGCATTCGCAAGAGGTCACCATCAAGGTGCTAGGCCTGGCCGCTTCGGCGGCATCCGTTATTGCCATGGCAGGCGCCAAACGCGAAGTTGCCAAGACCGCATTCCTGATGATCCACAACTGCTGGACGTACTTCGCTGGCAACCGGCACGCCATCCGCGAACTGGCCGACACCATGGAGGAGTTCGATCGCGCCATGATCAGCTTGTACGCAGACACCAGCGGGCAAAAGGAAGTTGCGGTAGAGAAAATGCTCGACGCCGAGACCTATATGAACGGATCGAACGCCGTCGAGAAGGGATTCGCTACCGGTCTTATTTCCGCAACCGAGGTTGAGCAAACGCCAAGCGAAGAGGGGGCGCAGGCCCATTCAGCGCGCAAGCTTGACGCGGCACTGGCGAAGTCCGGCATGCCTCGCAGCGAACGGCGAAAGCTCATTTCCGAAATCAAGACCAGCACGTCTAGCACTGCTGGCGGCGACACGCTTCGCGCTGTCGTGCCGGGCATGCCCAGCGCTGTCCTTGATGTATCCGCGTTTGAAGAAACCGCAAACCAGGCGTCAGCGCTTCGAAGTTTGTTCCCGAGCCGCTGAGCGGCTGTAACCGCACCCGATTACCTACCGCCCCTGTGGCGGTTTTTTCATTTCTGAAAGGACCAAAAAATGCCAGCTCCGGATTATGCTCAAATCGAAGCCTCCCAGAAGCAAACCCAGGCCGACCTAAAAGCTGTTGGCGATCAAATCAAAACCTATGCTGAGCGCACCGAGAAGGAAATCAAAGCTTCCGGTGAGATGCAGGCGGAAACCCGTGGCAAGGTGGATGAGCTGCTGCTCAAGCAAGGCGAGCTGCAAGCCCGTGTGCAGGAGGCCGAGCAGAAGCTGGTCAATGCTGGCAAGCTGCACGAGCCAGAAGTGCAGCAATCTGCTGGTCACCTGGTGGCCGCCAAGATGACCGAAGAGGGCGTGACCAGTTCGTTTCGCGGCTCGCGTCGAGTCGAGGTTCCGCGCGCCGCCATCACCACTGCCACCGGCGGCGCCCTGGTCGCCCCTGACCGCGTCGGCGTGATTATTGCCCCTCAGCGCCGCCTGACTATTCGCGACTTGGTCGCGCCGGGTACCACTGGCAGCAACGCTGTCGAGTACGTCCGGGAGACCGGCTTTACCAACAACGCGGCGATCGTCGGCGAAGGCTTGGCCAAGCCATACAGCGATCTGACCTTCGGGCTGGAGAACGCGAACGTTCGCACCATTGCTCACCTGTTCAAAGGTAGCCGCCAGATTCTGGACGATGCCGCCGCACTGCAAAGCTACATTGACGCACGTGCGCGTTACGGGCTGCTGCTGGCCGAAGAAGCCCAGTTGCTGTATGGCAACGGTACCGGCAACAACCTGAACGGCATCATTCCCCAAGCTCAAGCGTACGCCGCGCCGGCCGGAATCACCGTGGCCGCCGAGCAGCGCATCGACCGCATTCGCCTGGCGCTGCTGCAGGCGACATTGGCTGAGTTCCCATCGACCGGTGTGGTTCTTAACCCGATCGACTGGGCTGCGATCGAGCTCCTGAAGGACGGCGATGGTCGCTACATCATCGGCAAGCCTCAGGACGGCACCGCACCTCGCCTATGGAACCTGCCGGTTGTTGAAACTCAGGCCATCGTCCAAGACCAGTTCCTGGTCGGCGCCTTCAGCCTTGCCGCGCAGATCTTCGACCGTATGGGCATCGAGGTGCTCATCTCGACCGAGAACGACAAGGACTTCGAAAACAACATGGTCACCATCCGTGCAGAAGAACGCTTGGCGTTCGCCGTGTACCGACCTGAAGCGTTCGTTACTGGCGACCTGACTGCCGCTTAATCCCCAATTAAAAGGCCACCGCTCGGTGGCCTTGCTCGTTTAGGAGAGATCGATATGGCGCGTAATACTTCAAGCTCGCCTGCGGAAAATGACAATGTTACTGATACGTCTGTGGCTGCATCTGCCGCTAACGGAGCGGCTACTGACAATGCAGGGCAGGTTATCCCCGGCGACTCTACTGCCATGGGTATCGCCGCGCTCGATGTGCGTGCGATCACCGCTACAAGCGTACAAGCGTCGGACAACTCGATCATGATTTACCCGCTGCGCAGCTACCTGGACGGCAAAGAAATCCGCCGCCGGGGTGGTGCCGGTTATCTTTCGCCGAAGCATGACGCGACCTCGCTGATCGCTGCCGGCCTCGCGACTGACAAAGATCCAAAGGCCTGATATGAGCGCCATATCGACCGATGAAGCAATGCAGCATTTGCGTGCGGAGGAAGACGATCGTGCGTATGTGGAGTTGCTTCTGGCGGCAGCCGAAGACAGCGCGGCACAGTTTCTGAACCGACGCTTTTATTCGGATGAACTGTCGCTTGCTGCAGCCGTGTCGGATGGCTCTGCTGGCAGCAAGCCAATTGTCATTAACCCATCCATTCGCGCGGCGTGCCTGCTGATAGCCGGCAGTCTTTACGCGAACCGGGAAGATGTCGTCGTCGGTACGATTTCTTCCGAGCTACCCATGGGGTCACGATCGTTGTTAACGCCATATCGTATTGGCTGGGGGGTGTAGTGAGAGCAGGATCCTTGCGTCATCGCTGTGCCATGCAAAAGCCGGTGCGCTTTAAGAACTCATCTGCCGGCTTCGAGGTCACTTGGGCAGAAGTCGGCAAGCTTTGGGCTGATATCGCGCTGCCCACCGGACGCATCGCCCCTGTTGCTGAGCAATTGAAGGCGACTGTGTCAGCTGAAATTCGCATCCGGCCCCGCGCGGATGCAGTCGCCGGAAATCGCCTGGTGCATGTGGTCGGCGGTATCGCCATGACCTACCTCATCGAGGCGGTGTTGCCGGATAACGCCCGCTCGATGCTTCGGCTCCTCTGTTCAAACGTCCCCAATCCTTAGAGGTGAACCATGAAAGTAATTGCATTGGGCAACCTGTCCGGCGCCACTGGCGAAAAATTTAAAGGCGAGGAGTTCACTGTCGATGCCAAGACAGGTGCCGAACTGGTCAATCGCGGGCTTGTTCGCGAAGCAGTCGAGTCGCCGGTGGCCAAAAAGACCGAAGCAGCAAAGGAGTAATGGTCATGGCTGCTCGCCGCTCGCGCATGTCCGGTGACTTCAAGTTGCGGCGCACATTGCGCAACATTCACTTGAAGATGGATAACGAATTGGTCCCGGCGATGCAGGAGTCAGCGGACCAAATCCTCACCACCATGCGGCAGTTGGTGCCGAAAGATACCGGCGCCGCTGCGTCTGCTTTGAGAACCTTCGTTTCCAAAAGTGGCCTGGATGCGCAGATCGGCATCCGAGGTAAAAAGGACATGCGGCGGTTTTTCTATTTGCGCTTTCTTGAGTACGGCACCAAGGGTTACAGCGGCGCGCTTTATCGACGGGCTGATGCCAACGCCGTCGGCGGTGAGCACACCAACAACCGGGATAAGTCGCAACTCAAGGGGCGCCGCAATGCCCTGAACCAGCGGCCTACCAAGAACAAAAGTGATGGTGGTCACTTTTACGGCAATTACCCGGATATACCGGCTCGGCCCGCACACCCATGGCTACGACCTGCAATGGCCGTGAATCGGGAATTTGTCCTGGCCAATATCCGTGCCGCCGTGGCCAGGACATTGAGCAAAGCGAGTGAGGGCATTACCGATGGCTGATCCGTCTGTTGCACTGCAGGAAGCGCTGGTCGCGCGACTGGAAGCTGAGGTTTCGTGTCCTGTGTACGACGGTGCTCCGATGGATACGCCGATGCCTTACATTTCGTTTGATCGCGAAGTCTCGGTGAATACTCGGCCCATCTCCGGCCGTAAGCGCGAAACCCGGATGCTCTACCTGTCGGTTTGGTCTGATGCTCACGGCCAGGCGGAAGTGAAGCGGATCAACGGCGAGATCGTCGCAGCCTTGGACGAGCGCCGTTTACCGTTGACGGTTGGCCGGGTTGTCTCCGTAAGGGTTGAGCAGGCCGACGCTCAGCGCGATGCGGATGGTGTCACCTATCAAGGTTCGATCGCTGTTCGCGTTATCACCACTCATTAATTTAAATCCGGCCGCCTCGCGGCTTTATCCAATGTGCCTTTGGAGGAACCCCCATGGCCGATGACAACCTCAATACCGCCGCCGGCTGCCGATTCTCGATCGGCAGCAAGAACGGCGCCGATACCGAAGCGCTCTACAAGGCGGACACCTATGTCGAAGTCGGCGAGATCGAAGACCTGGGCGAATTCGGCGACACTTTCAGCTCCGTGAACTTCACGTCCCTACGGGATGGTCGTGTTCGCAAATACAAGGGTACCGCCGATGCGGGCGACCTGACGCTGACCGTGGGCCTGGACAACGGCGACCTGGGCCAAGCCAAGCTTAAAGTTGCCCACAAGGATCGCAGCAAAGGTGACTACAACATCAAAGTCACCCTGAACGACGGCGATCCTGATGCAACCCCGGCCATTCTTCCGACCACGTTCTACATGCGTGGCAAGGTCATGAACAACACCGTCGCTGCCGGTGCCGCTGACAACGTGGTGCGCCGCAATGTCACCATCGGCATCAACTCCGACATCCTTGAAATCCTCCCGACGTGACCGGTGGGGCTCCGGCCCCAAACTTCCAAGGAATTGATCCAATGAGTAAAACTCTCCACGGCACTGTTGAGGTCACCGTCGGTGATGATGTGTACACCATGGTGCCTACTCTGGGCGCTGTCCGCGCAATAGAGGCGCACTTCGGTGGGTTGCGGGGCGCTTCGCAAGTGGTGAATGCATTGAGTGTTGACGGGTGCGCCCGCATCGTCGCTGCAGGCGCTGGTTTAACGGACAAGGCTGCTGAAGCGCTGGCCGAAAAAGTCTGGCAGGCAGGGGTCCTTGAGGTTTCCGTTCAGCTCAATGCTTATCTGGTCGCGCTTTACAATCCGCGGGGGAAGGATTCGGGAAAGGGCGAAGCGGGGAAGGAGTGAGTGCTGTCGAGGACGGCAGCTATGTTGATCGGCTATATGCGGTGGCCACGGGCTGGTTGGGGTGGCCTCCAGAAGTTGCTTGGCGGACGGCGTTGCCGGAGTTGTTCTTGGCGATGGATGCCAGAATCGAATGGGCGCAAATGACGAACCCGTTCGGTGGAAAGCCTGCTGATTCGCAAGAGAAGCCAAAGCCTTCTACTGTTGCTGCAAAGTTACGACAAGCGTTAACTGGTCGAAAGGGTTGATGATTGGGATGGCACGCTCTTATTTGATAGGCTTGAGATTTGATTGCAGGGAAACACAATGCAACTCCTCATAGTCTTACTTCTTCTCGTCATTGCCATCGCACTGGCACCTGGGTTTTTCCTCGGGCTCGCTGCTTTGGTGATGTCAGCGGGAGACGTCGTTGTATTTTCCCTGGCATCGGTACTGACGATTCTCGCGGCCATCTATATATGGGAAAAAAGATCATCTAACCCAATTAGGCGGCAAGCGAAAGAAGAACGGCGGATCAGAAAAATTACTGACGCTGCAAATAGGGCGAACTCCAGGAAGGAGTAGCTCCATTCAATACTCACAGAAACCTGCTTCGGCAGGTTTTTTGTTGCCCGGAGTAAACCATGGCTGATACAGACGTTCAGGGGATGTTGGTTCGCATCGAAGCGACCACTGCGCAGTTGCGGCAGGAAATGGCCCGTGCGGATTCGAGCGTTGCCCAAGCGTCTGGAAAGATCGACAAGAGCTTGGCCGATATTGATGAGGCTTTTGACCGAACAGGTGACAGTGCCCATAGCGCTGCTGGATTGATTAAGAACGCGCTGGCTGGAGCGATCGGTGCTGCGTCTATCGGCAAGATTATCGAAACAGCCGATTCCTACGGGCAGATGTCAGACCGAATTGGGATGGCAACCAGTAGCGTGGGTGAGTATGACCTGGTGCAACAGCGATTGCTGGAAACCGCCAAACGTACTTACCGCCCACTGAGCGAGGCGCAAGAATTATATATCCGCACATCTGACAGCCTTAAGTCGATGGGCTACGACACTGGCCAAGCGCTGGACGTCATGGATAGCTTCAGTTTCTTGTTGGTCACCAACTCCGCTTCTGCTGACAAGGCCAGCTCGGCGATCGATGCCTACTCAAAAGCTCTCCAGACCGGCAAGGTAGAGGCGGATGGTTGGCAGTCGATACTTGCTGCCATGCCTACAGTGGTAGATACGATCGCTAAATCTACCGGTAAGACAGCAGAGGAAATCCGTAGCCTTGGTGCCCAAGGCCAGCTAAGCCTGGACGTTTTAACCGAAGGCCTGCAAAGGTCATCTGAGGCAAATGGTGTCTTGGCGGATAGCATGAGTGTCGCGGTGCGGGATGCGATTCAAAACCTTTCGAATGCATTCACTGTTTATGTCGGCCGAGTCAACGAAAGTACAGACGGTACTGGCATTCTCGCAAGCGGGATTAGCGGTCTCGGGGACAACTTTGAAACTCTTGCAGAAATTGCCGGTGTAGCAGCAGTTGGGGCTATGGCAGCTTTTGTCCGCGGATTAGCTGCCTCCGCAGTTGCATCAGTTATCGCTACCAAAGCAGCAGTTGAAGACTCTCTGGCTCGCCGAGCACAGGCAGCGTCAGTTCTGCTTGCCGCACAAGCCGACCAGAAAAAAGCTCAAACAGCGGTTTTTTTAGCTGAAAAAGAGTCACTGGCAGCGAAGGGGACGGCCGTACAGACGCAGCTGTCACTTCAGTTGGCAGAAGCAAGGATGGCGGAAACTCGTGCCACCAACGCTGTCGCTGCTTCCCAGGCAGCCGTAGTGGGACCAGCCAGGACAATTTTAGGCTTACTTGGCGGTCCGGTAGGAATCGCGATGTTGGCGGTCGGCGCCGCCACTGCGTTCCTCACTCTGCGAGATAACACCAGCGTGCTCGAGGAGAAATTGGGGAACCTCAGTGACCCGCTGGACAAGTTGATCGAGCGCTTCAACAAGCTCAACCGTGCAACTCAGTCCGTCACCCTGCGCGAGCTGAAAGCATCGATCGAAGATGCTGAAGAAGATTTGTCTACAGCGGCCGGATCAATTGCTTTTGAGTTTCAAAGCAGTCTGACCAACGCAGGATTGGCGGGTGCCTCTGGCTTTATGGGCGGTATTGCACCACTGCCTGCCGAGTTCCAGGCCGCTATGGACGTAATTTCCAAGGCGTCGGCCGATCAGTCTTCCGGCATGGTCGTGGATTGGAAAGCAGTATCTGACCAGGTCCGAACAGTTCCTGGTGTAACGCTTGAAATGATTGATGCGCTCGAGCGAAGCGGCGGCGCGGCAGCAGAAAAAGCTGCGCTAGTAGCAAGCCTGAAAACCGCTCTTGCGGAACTCACGGGAGAAACGGACGCCAACACCCGTGCTGAACGTGAAAATGCTGCAGCACGAGCAGGGGCGGTGCAGGAAGGGCAGAAGTATCTTGATCAGTTGCTTAAACAGCTGGCCGCGTCGAAAGACAAGACCAATCTGGAAGCAGCCAACCGTTATATCGAAGAGAACACCCTGCTCACGGAAGGACAGGTCGCAGCGATCCGCTCAGCCGCAGCCGCGAAGGATGCGGTAAAAGCTGCTGATGATGCAGCGGCCAAAGCTTCGAAAAAGCACACCAGCGAATCGGAATCATCAGCCAAGCAGCAGTTAAAAGCTTTCGAATCGACTGAGGAAAGCTACAAACGTCAGATCGAGTTGATCAACACCACCGGTGAAAAGCAGAAGGATGCCACCGAGGTTGCGAAGCTTTCCTTCGAATTGCAGGAGGGCAAACTTGGCAAGCTGACCGAGGCGCAGAAAAAACGGCTGCTGGGCATGGCCGCCGAGCTCGATGCGCTGAATAAGATCAAAAAAGCCAATGAAGACGACCTGAAGCTGACGGCCTTCAAGGCGGCTCAGGCCACTGGCACGCAAACAACTCAGGACGGTTTCGATCAGGAGCTGGCCGGCATCGGCATGGGCGACAAGGCCCGGGACCGGATGCGTGCGGACCTGGCGCTTCGGCAAAAGTACGCGGCTGACTTGGCCAGCTTGAACGAACAACGCAACACCGGACAGATTTCGCCAGAGCTCTATGCCAGCGAGACGAAAGTTCTGCAGGATGAGCTCGGGAAGCGGCTGGCTGCCCAACAGACCTACTTCAGCCAGGTGGATGCCGCCCAGTCCAACTGGTCAAACGGTGCGGCGGATGCGCTGCAGGACTACGTTGACCAGGCTGCCGATGTTGCCGGCCAAACCAAGCAGCTTTTCACCAGTGCCTTCAGTGGGCTGGAGGATGGCATCGTCGACTTCGTTAAAACGGGGAAGCTGTCCTTCAAGGATATGGCTGACTCGATTATTGAGGATTTGATCCGCATTCAGGTCAGACAAGCCGCTGCGGGCTTCCTCAGCAGTGCATTCAGCGCATTCACGGGTTGGGGGGCTGGCAGCGGAACCATGACCGGCTTCAGCGAAGGCGCGATGGTGGCCAACGCCAAAGGTGGTGTCTACAGCTCTGCCAGCCTGTCATCGTATTCTGGCGGTGTCTACGACACGCCGCAGACCTTCGCCTTCGCCAAGGGCGCCGGCATCTTCGCGGAAGCCGGCCCCGAGGCAATCATGCCGCTGACTCGGGCGGCTGATGGGTCGCTCGGCGTTCGGGCCATTGGCGGATCAGGGGCGACAGCAGCTGAATCCGCTTCAACAGTGTCCGTTGGCGGTATCACGCAGCACATCACCGTCCAGGGCAATGCTGACGAAGCCACGCTCGCCCGTATCCAGGAGGCGGCGCGACGTGGTGCCGAAGGCGGCTACCAGATGGTGCTCAAGGACCTCAAACAAAACGGCCCCGCCCGTCAGCTAATCAATCGCCGGTAAACGGCTGTAGGAGTACTTCATGGCTATCGCTTGGCCGGCTGCGTTGTGGCCGTCGCAAATGACCTGGGGCATGGTCTACAACAACCGCGCATTTACGTCGACGCTGTCCAACGCCCAACAGATCATGGGCTATCCGGGGGCCCACTGGTTGTGCACGCTCAGCTTTGATGGCCTGTTTGATGAGGACGAACGCGAAGTAACGGCGCTGCTGGGCCGCCTTCAGGGAATGTTTGGGACGGTGAATATTCCTGCCTTCACGCGCACCAGGTCCGACAACATTGGCGCGCCGGTGGTCGTCACAGCCAATGCCCAGGCCACCAACATGATCTTGGGCGGAGTGATACCGAACCAGAAGGTCTTTTCTTTTGGCGACTACATCTCCATCGCCGGTGAGATGTTTGAAGTGGTGGACGACGCCGCATCGAACGCTCAGGGACGAGTTCAGGTGTTTCTCAACAAACGGATTCGCCGGGCTATCACGCCCGGGGCTGCCGTTGAGTATCGCAACCCCTATTCCGAAATGCGCCGAGTGGATGACACCAATCAGCTGACCGTTCAGCCCGTCGTGGCCAACGGCAGCTTTCAGTTTCGAGAGGCTTTCTGATGCCGTCAGCATTCCCATTTAGCCAGAGCGTGGTGAACATCATCGCCACCGGTAAGTTCATGCCCGTCTACGCCGTGCAGTTGGATTTTGTCGACGGTATGGTCTTCGCGCACACCGGCACCGGCGATCTCGTCATCGGCGGCATTACCTATCTGGGAGTCGGCAATTTCGGCGAGGTGAGTCAGTCCCAGGAAAGCGACAACTCGAGCTCGCCGATGTCGGTTGAGCTGACGTTGAGCGGCCTCGACGCCTACATCCTGTCCGAAACCAATGTGCGCGGTTGTCGCGGACGTCTCGCCAAGGTGATGTTCGTGGTGTTCGACGAGAACGGCACCTATGCCGCTGACATCCTTTTCTCGGGGCGCATGGATGCCGCCAAGTTTTCCTTTGCTGGTAATGGTCAGGAAGGCAACAGCATCGCCGTTCCGGTGATCGACCGTATGGCCGAGTGGAGCCGCACCGGTACCGAGCGCTTCACCGACGAAAACCACCGTGCGCGTCACGACGGCGACCGCTTCTTTTACGCCATCGCCCAGATGTCCGAGTGGCCCATTTACTGGGGCTCGAAGAAAGACGCCCCGACATTCACTTATGGAAGTTAGCCATGCGCTACCGAGACTGGACAACCCGTCTGAACGACGTGATCAAGGCCGCCCAAGAGCGGCCTTTTTCATGGGGTGAATTTGACTGCTGCCTGTTCGCGGCTGACTGCACTTTGGCCATTTGTGGCGTGGACCCGGCCGAGAACTACCGCGGCAAGTACACGACCGAGACCGGTGCCAAGCGGCAACTGAAGAAGCAGCACGGTAGCCTCGAGGCGGCATGGGATGCCCGTTTCGCAAGGGTGCCGCTGACCTTCATTCAGCGCGGAGACGTAGTGTTGTACGACGCGCCTGGCGGGCGAAGCATGGCTGTGTTCTGGGCAGGTGATTTCTGGGCAACAACTGACGACGGCGCAGCCCGAGTCGAATGCGAGCCACTGGCCGCGTGGAGGGTTGAATGAGCGGCGGCGTTAAAAAACTCGCGCAGGTAGTCGTCGGCGCAGTCATCGGCGGCTTTCAGGGTGGCCCATGGGGTGCGGTTGCCGGTGCCGCCTTGGCGTTCTATGCAGCCGAACAGCAGGAAAAGCTCAACACCAAGTCTCCTTTGCGCGACAACGAGCCGTCAGCGCAGACCGTACGGTCCTCCAAGGCGCCGGTGCGCTTCATCCTTGGCCGGGTTTCCACCGGCGGCGTGCTGGTCTGGGCGCAGGAGCAAGCGGGTGAGCAGGGCGAGGGCGAATGGCTGCACCTGGTCTACGTTTTGTGTGAAGGCGCCATTGATGCGCTGGAAAACATCTACCTGGGCGAAGAGGAAATCGGTTCGTTTGGACCGCTGGCGAGCTACGAGCTGATCGTCAACCCGACCCAGGTCAACGCCTTCCTGAAGGCCAACTGTCCGGATTGGAAGGATAGTCAGATCGGACGGGGACTTTCCTTTGTTCGCGTGTCGCTGCAGTACAGCGCCGAGAAATTCCCCTCGGGTATTCCGGACACGCGGTTTGTCGTTCGCGGTCGAAATGACCTCTACGACCCTCGCACTGGCACCGCCGTTTACAGCGCAAACACTGCGCTGCATCTGCTCTGGTTTCTGCGTGCCCGCTGCGGCGTGCCGGACGATGAGATTGTTTTCGAAACCTTTGCCAGTGCAGCCAACGTCTGCGACGAAGCCCTGACCAATGCCGACGGATCGACCAGTCAGCGCTATCGAACTGCCTGCGTGATCGGTGCCGACGAACAGCGCACAGGTGTGCTGCAAAAGCTTGAGGCGGCGTGTGCGGGCAAGCTGATCCGTGTAGGTGGCCGCTGGATGCTCCAGGCGGGCGCGTATTACGGGCCGTATGATTTCGAGATCACTGAAGACATGGTGGTGGGCACCATCACTGGCAGCACCGAGCCAAGCAACGATTCCGCCATCAACACCGTGCGCGGCACCTTCATTGATCCTTCGCAGTCCTGGACCGAAACCGACTATCCCGAAGTGCAAGTGGATCAGTGGGTTGTAGAAGACGGTGGGGAGGCGGCGGAAACGCTCACCTATTCCTACGTCACGGATCCGTACCAGGCCCAGCGCCTGGCAAATATAGAGCTGCGCCGTCGTCGCGCCGGTGGTGCAATCAGCATCCCAATGAATTTCGCCGGCTACAACTGTCGGCCGGGCCGCGTGGTACGGGTGAACCTGCCGTCTCTGAATATCCTCGGGGAATTCATTGTTTCTGACTGGTCGATGGGTGACAGCGAAGGCTGTACCGTTCAGGTTAAGCAATACGAGGCGCCGATATTCGATGATGCCGTGGGTCAGCCATACAACCCACTCGGCTTTATCAACCTGCCGACCGGGGGCCTAGGGTCACCCACAAACCTCAAGTGGACGCAGGATGCATCGGCCGAGGTGACACAGGGCATCCTCTCCTGGGTGCCTCCGTCCGGCATTGTGAAGGAATACATCGTCATCGTTCGCCAGGGTGCGACTGCGATCCAATCGCACAATGTTCCAGCGACGTCCACCGAGCGGGCTATCAATGGCTTGCCTTCGGGTAGCTACACGATGAGTGTGGCGGCAGTGGGGCCGATGGCTCGGTCGGGCGAGGCGACTATTTCCGTTAGCGTGAATGGTCCGCCCATTCCTGAAGCCTGTGTGGTGCAGTCGTCGATTGATTCGATCACCCTGATTCCGTCCAACACCTTGCGCGGGTTGAATGGCGGGATCTATGAATACTTCTTCAGCACGGTTCCATCATCTGACCCGGATGATGCGGTTTACCTGGGGCAGGGTCTTTCCTTTACTCATACCGGACTCGGCTTCTACACCAACTATTACTACTTCGTTCGGTCGTCAAACGCTTATGGCAAAAGCGCATTTCTGTACGTGCCCGCATCAACGTCGAATGACGTCGGTGCTTACCTGGATGCGCTGGAGGGGGAAATAACGGATTCTCACCTCGGCCAGCATCTGCTGGGGCGGATCGAGCTGATTGACGGCCCGTCAACTCTGCCCGGATCAGTCAACAATCGAGTGAATGAGCTGGGCGAGCAAATCGGCGAAGTCACGGATCACCTGCAGGAGCTGGTGAACGAAGGGCAAACCGCGCTGGCCGAGACGCAGCAGGCGTTCAGCGAAGCTCAGCAAGCGTTCAGCGAAGCTCAAGCCGAGCTGCAACAGCAAATTGATCAGGTCAGCACCCTCGCCAAATCGGGCGAATACCAGAAGGACAAAGCCTACGCCGTCGGCGCCTCGACCCGCCTGAATGATCGTCTGTACCAAGCCAAAATCGCGGTGCCGGCGGATGCCAGCGGCGCGAAGTCGCCGCCGAATGCGACCTATTGGGTAGACGTTGGCCAAGTGGTGTCCGATTCGAACGGTTTGGCCGCACGGGTCAATATCACTGAAACCAAAATCACCAGCATCGAGGGGGTTAATACCAGCCAAGGCACGGCCATCACCGGGCTGACCAACAGCCTGACCACTACCAACGGTAACGTGACCGCCGCGCAAAACGCGGCGAACGCGGCCAATACCTTGGCCGGCGGCAAGGGCAAGGTGATCGTGCAAACCGCTGCTCCGGCGGTAGCCGATCAACTGGCGCAGAACCTGTGGATTGATATCACCGGCGGGGCGAACACGCCGAAGCGCTGGACCGGCTCGGCCTGGGTGGCAGTGACGGACAAGGTAGCCACCGATGCGGCGGCAGCGGCAGGCAATGCGTTGTCGGTGGCCAACACCAAGGCCGATGCCTCGGCAGTCAACAGCCTGACCACTCGCGTGGAAGCGGCCGAAGGCACGATCAGCAGCCAGGGCAGCTCGATCACCGGGCTGACCAACAGCCTGACCACCACCAACACCAACGTGACCGCTGCGCAAAACGCGGCGAACGCGGCCAATACCTTGGCCGGCGGCAAGGGCAAGGTGATCGTGCAATCCGCTGCGCCGGCGGCGGCCGATCAGTTGGCGCAGAACCTGTGGATTGATATCACCGGCGGGGCGAACACGCCGAAGCGCTGGACGGGTTCGGCTTGGGCGGCGGTGACCGACAAGGTGGCCACCGATGCGGCAACGGCAGCCGCCAACGCCTTGTCAGTGGCCAACACCAAGGCCGACGCGGCAGCGCTGACCAGCTTGACTACCCGCGTGACCTCGGCCGAAGGAACGATCAGCAGCCAGGGCAGCTCGATCACCGGGCTGACCAACAGCCTGAGCACCACCAACGGCAACGTGACCGCTGCGCAAAACGCGGCGAACGCGGCCAATACCTTGGCCGGCGGCAAGGGCAAGGTGATCGTGCAAACCGGTGCGCCGGCGGTAGCCGATCAACTGGCGCAAAACCTGTGGATTGATATCACCGGCGGGGCGAACACACCGAAGCGCTGGATCGGCTCGACGTGGGTAGCAGTGACGGACAAGGTGGCGACCGATGCGGCAACGGCAGCCGCCAACGCCTTGTCGGTGGCCAACACCAAGGCCGATGCCTCGGCAGTCAACAGCCTAGACAGCCGCGTGACCTCGGCGGAAGGGACAATCAGCAGCCAGGGCAGCTCGATCACCGGGCTGAACAACAGCCTGAGCACCACCAACGGCAACGTAACCGCTGCGCAAAACGCGGCGAACGCGGCCAATACCTTGGCCGGCGGCAAGGGCAAGGTGATTGTGCAAACCGCAGCACCGGCGGTAGCCGATCAACTGGCGCAGAACCTGTGGATTGATATCACCGGCGTGGCGAACACACCGAAGCGCTGGAACGGCTCGGCGTGGGCGGCGGTGACGGACAAGGTGGCGACCGATGCGGCGACAGCGGCAGCCAATGCCTTGTCGGTGGCCAACACCAAGGCCGATGCCTCGGCGGTCAACAGCCTGACCACTCGCGTGGCGGCGGCGGAGGGGTCTATCACTTCCCAGGGCAACTCGATCACGTCGTTGAATAACAGCCTTGGCGATATCGGCAGTCAAAACCTGCTGTACAACCCTGCGTTTACCGAGGCGGGCAGTGTTGCCGGATTGGCCGATGGCTGGGAGAAAAACGAACCTGGAACAGTCGGAGCTTCCACGGGCGTTTACTCCCTGGTGCCGTCGTGGATCAACGCCGCCGAGAACGCCCAACGAATTGACGTGACAGGGATTAATGAATCCAACCTGTACCGCTCAATCGTCCCGTCCATGGCGGTGCGGCCAGCTGCACAGGCGGGTACATCGGTTGCTTTGTCCGTGTACTTCCGAGCTACCGCGGGTTTGCAGGCCCGGCTGTACTTGCAGGCGGTTGACTCCGTCGGGGCTGTACTCGCTGGCCCTGCCACAGGATTTTTCGTAGCGACTGGCGGGACGCAACGAGCCTCGCTGCTTTTTGCCAATCTGCCTGCAGGCACAGTGAAGGTTTTGCCCTTCCTACGCGTGTTCGGCAGCAGTAGCGTTACAGCAGGTTTTGTAGAGTTCACCCGCGCTCAAATTGAAACCGGGGCGGTAGTGTCGGGATGGAGGGACAACGCGCTAACGCTCGCCTCTGAGCAGGCTGCCACGTCCGCTGCACTCAGCACCTTGACCAGCACCGTGACTCAGCAGGGCACAACCTTGACCAGTCAGGGCGCCTCGCTCACCTCGCTGAACAACAGCCTGACCGCCGCCAACACCAACGTAACAGCTGCGCAAAACGCGGCGAACGCGGCGAACACCTTGGCTGGTGGTAAGGGCAAGGTGATCGTGCAAACCGCTGCGCCGGCGGCGGCCGATCAACTGGCGCAAAACCTGTGGATTGATATCACCGGCGGGGCGAACACGCCGAAGCGCTGGACGGGTTCGGCTTGGGCAGCGGTGACGGACAAGGTGGCCACCGACGCGGCGGCAGCGGCAGCCAATGCTCTTTCGGTGGCCAACACCAAGGCTGATGCGGCAGCGGTCAGTAGTTTGACCACGCGCGTCGCGGCGGCGGAAGGGACGATCAGCAGCCAGGGCGCCTCGCTCACCTCGCTGAACAACAGCCTAACCACCACCAACACCAACGTGACTGCCGCGCAGACGGCAGCGAACGCGGCGAACACTTTGGCCGGCGGCAAGGGCAAGGTGATCGTGCAAACCGGCGCACCGGCGGCGGCCGATCAGCTGGCGCAGAACCTGTGGATTGATATAACCGGCGGGGCGAACACGCCGAAGCGCTGGAACGGCTCCGCGTGGGTAACAGTGACGGACAAGGTGGCGACCGATGCGGCAGCAGCAGCAGCCAATGCCTTGTCGGTGGCCAACACCAAGGCTGATGCAACCGCAGTGACCGCGTTGACCGGCCGAGTGACCGCTGCAGAGGGGGCGCTCACCAGTCAGGGCACATCGCTCACCTCGCTGACTAACACGCTCAGCCGCGTCGGGCAGAACTCGCCGACCAAGGTCTACCAGAGTCTGTTCACCGGTCTGGCGACGGATCAGTGGCGCCTGAACACGGCCAGTCTGGCGACCATTGCATTCAGCAACGTGGCGGGCAACCTCAGCGGGGCCACCCTGACCTTAGACTGCGGGACCGGCAAGCACTGGTGGGGGGCGACCAACAAGCTGATCAGGTTCGACCCTGCCCGCCTGTACAAGGTGACTGCACGGGTTCAACAGGTGTCGACAGTGGCCGGCAACACCCAAACTTACCTGGGGCTGGATGGCTACGCCGAAGACGGCGTAACCCGCATCAGTACCACTGGCGGCAACACCTCCTCCAGCGCCCACTACGTGCTGGCAGGGGGTAGAGTCCTGGAGGTCGGGGTATGGACCGAGTTCTCCACCTACGTGAAGGGATTCACTATCGGCGCCGAGGGTGGCGGGGCCGGTGCGGGGACGTTCGCTGACCCGAAACGGATGAAAACCGGGATTGCCTGGATTTCTCCCATGGGGATCTTTGGCTACAACAACCTCGGCGGTGTCGCGGCGCTGGATTACTTCTGGATCGATGACGTGACCGAGCAAGTGCAGATCGATGCGACGTCTACTGCCTTGTCCGGTCTGTCCTCCACCGTATCGCAGCAAGGCACCACGCTCACCAGCCAGGGCAACAGCCTCACGCAACTGACCAACCGGGTGGGCGATGTCGAGGGTGTCAACAGCGGTCAGGCGACGGCGCTCAATTCGCTGGATACGCGGGTCACTTCCACGGAAGGGAAGGTCACCGCCCAGGCGACAGCGTTTCAGGCGCTTCAGGCATCGTCGCGAGACGACAACGGGGAGGGCGATCTGGCGGACGCGCTGAAAGGCTGGACGAGTACCGCAGCAATCGCTTCGGAATCCAAGGTTCGTACCTCTGAAACTGAAGCCTTTGCGCAGCGGCTCACCGGTTTTGATGCCCAAATAGGAGCGAACGCGGCCAATATCACCGAGCTGGAACAAGTGGTTGCGACCAATCAGTCTGCGACGGCGACGAAGATTGATCAGCTGTCTGTAACGGCAGGGCAAAACACGGCTGCCATCCAGCAGACGTCAACGGCCTATGCCGACACCGCCGGAAAGCTCAACGTGATGTGGTCGGTGAAGATGCAGGTCACTGCCGACGGCAAGTATGTTGCCGCGGGCGCCGGGTTGGGCATCGAGAACACCGGTGCTGGACTGCAAAGCCAGTTTCTGGTCGCCGCAGATCGGTTTGCCGTCGTCAACAGCATGGCTGGCGGTGCCCTTTCGGTTCCGTTTGCAGTGCAGGGCGGCCAGGTCTTCATGAACTCTGCGTTCATTCAGGACGGCACCATCACCAATGCCAAGATCGGCAGCTACATCAGTTCCACCAACTACATCGCCGGCCAGCAAGGCTGGGTTCTCTATAAAGACGGAACGCTAGAGATCAACGGCATTGTCCCGGGACAGGGGCGGCTGGTGATCAACTCGCAGAACGTCTCGGTCTACGACGCCAACAATGTGTTGCGTGTCCGGCTTGGCTATCTGGGGTAGAAAATGGCATATGGACTGAGGACTTGGAGTGCCAATGGCACTCCTGAGCTCGACACAGACAACTTCACGTATCAAGTTATTCACAATGGACTGTATCAGTTGGCGGTGAATCAGGTTCTAACAATCCCCATTGCGGGGTTTAGTCCATCTACCTGCGCTGCTGCCATTCTTCCAACACAAGCCGCTTCGGCGGAAAACAGTTTGAACGCCATGCCTTATGAGTCAGTGGCAGAAGGGGTTGTAACGATTAGATCGCGCAACCCTTCCGAGCCAAGCGCACCCATTGGTTCGGCTATTCAGTTCCGACTTCTAGTGATGAGGTATAAAAATTGAGCTTTGGGCTAATGGCAATTAATGGGAGTAATTATGTCCAAATTGACTCTGAAACTCCAAGGCTGTGCGCACTTTACAATGGAACATATCAGGCCACTGGCGACCACTACGCTAGAGTCACGTTTCCGTCACCCATTACGACGAGCGAGCCTCCGTGTATTTTTATAAGGAATGACCCGTCTAGACCGGATGATATTTACTGGCAAACAACAATCGATGGTGGTCCTGGTAATTGGACAGGCTTCAACATACAGGCGGCTAACGTAACTTGGCGGCCTTTGGGTAAGTGGTTTGCTGCGGTGTTCGCATCACTGGCAAAGAGCGCCTACGGCCTGCGGTTGTGGGCAGCAGACGGTTCGCTCTGTTACGACTCAGGTGCCGTTCCCGTTATCGTCACCAAAGCCAACCACTCTTGGAGTTATCAAGGGAGTGTGCCGATGACGATTGGCTCTCAGTTCTATTACAGAAATGAACTGGTAGCCGCGCTTGCGTCTGATGAATACTTCATGATTAACCCATTTTCACGTGGCGTACTTAGACCGCAGAACGCCGGGTGGCTCAACTTAGGCGTCAGATTTAACTACTCAGAAAACAGGCTGCAGACGTATGTCGTGGCTTTGGGAGCGGGGCCATGGACGGATAACGGTCAGCCCGCCGCGATCTTTGCTCGACTCCCTGGCACTTAACTACTAGGCGATAAACGCCGGCATTCCCCTGCGCCAAATTACTGGCCTGAACACTTTCTGGAGATATTCAATTGCCCTGGTATAAATCGGGATCAGTCTCTGTCACCCAAAATTCCAATTCCGTCATTGGCGCGGGCACCGCGTTTATTGCCAATGCCCGTGTCGGTGATGCCTTCCGCGGCCCTGACGGCGGCTGGTATGAAATCACCAACATTGCCAGCGACACGGCCTTGTCGATCTCGCCGAACTATCAGGGGACGACCACCGCAGCGGGTGTCTATGCACTGGCACCGATGCAGGGCTACGTCAAAGACTCGGCCGATACTCTGCGGGCATTGGTGAACCAGTTCGGCAGCAAGATGGCCGCCCTAGGGACCACCGGCAACTACGACATCCTGCCTGTTACCAAGGGCGGGACGGGTGGCACCGATCAGGTGAGCGCGAGAGCGGGGCTCGGGCTAGGCAATGGCTCCACTCGCACAGTACAAACATCGACGCATGACGCTACAGCAGGAGCACTGCTGACGTCTGGGGCTTTTGGTTGGGGTTTGTTGAATGCCACATTAACAGCAATTTCCGATGCCAATGGTGTTAGGCCTGCCGGCTTGTACTACATACTAAATGGCTCTGGAAATATGCCAGTTGCTGGTGATGGACTTCTGGAGGTAAAGAACCTCTCCCCCGTAGTGATTTACCAAACGCTGACATACTGGGGAACGCGGCGTAAGTTTGAGCGAATCTACGTCACTTCTGCGTGGAGTGGGTGGTTCGAAGTTATCACCACAGACAACTTGGCTTCCTCTATTGCATTCAATCAAATCGGTAGTTATTCATTTCTTAAAAACTTAACAGGGTCTACCGTGGGCAGTTCAGCAGTAGTAGCTGGTTCAAGTCTAAATTTTAGTGATAGCGCCAACTCCGCTTGGGGCGCACCTACAGGTGCTTGGAGGGCCATGAGTGCCGTAGGAAACAACCAAGCAACGTTGTTTATGAGGGTTTCGTAATGAATATTAAAAATCCTCGTTACAACCAACGCGGCACCATCGATTGTGAAGTCGAGCACGAGGCCCTGGGCTGGATTCCTTTTACCGCATCGCCAGACGATGACCATGAGTTCGGTCGTGAGCTGTATGCCTCTCTCATTTCGGGTGCGCACGGCGCTATTGGCCTTTACGTGGAAGCGCCATTGACGTCGGAGCAGCAAGTGGCGCGCATTGCGGAACGGCGTTACGAAGTTGAAACGTCGGGCATCACCGTTGACGGCATGTCCATCAATACCGATGACCGCGCCAAGACCTTGATCAATGGCTCCGCGATTAAGGCCATGCGCAATCCGGCCTACACCTTGCGCTGGAAAACCCCGGAAGGGTTCGTTGACCTGCCGTCTGCCCAGGTATTGGTGATGGCAGAGGCGGTCGCGGACTTTGTCCAGGGCTGCTTTGATCGTGAAGCTGACCTGCTGGCAGCGGTGGGCGATGGCACCTTCACTGCTTCCATGTTGAATGAGGGGTGGCCGGTATGAGTCGTTTCACCACCACCCTGAAAACTGAGCAAATCGGCAAGTGGACGCACGTTCTCCTTGATGAGTTGGTGCTGGCCGATGAGAGCCTGCGCGTCATCACGGTGCCGGCCGGCTTCGCCACGGACTTCGCAAGTATCAAGGTGCTGCACAATGCCTTTCTGTTCGCGCTCTTCGCGCTGGTGTCCGGCTACGGCAACTACGCGGCCACGGTGCATGACTGGCTGTACGCAACCGGCGCCGTCAGCCGCAAGCAAGCTGACGCCATTTTCTATCGTGCCCTGCGCGCTGAAGGGGTGGCGCGCTGGCGGGCCTGGCTGTTTTGGGTCGGCGTTCGAATAGGTGGCGCTGGGCGATACAGCAAGGCGCCCCGGCCGGTCTGATCTGCACAGAACACAGTCACCCGCCATCGAGCGGGTTTATTTTTGCCCAAAATCTGCAACCGGAGATTCACAATGTCCTTTATCGTCATCAACACCAGCAATAACTTCGACCCGATCCATCACGAAGTCTTCGCCACGGCGGAAGAGGCGGACGCCCAGGCGCGGGCCATTGTCACCGCGCAACCGCAGGCCGTGGTCCGCACGGCGCAGCTGATCAGTGCCTACAGCGCCGAGGTGATCATTACGGCAGAGCCGGTGCCGGATGTAGTTACAGACCCTGCCAGCTGACTGCACACACTTCCTTGTGCCCGCCACGCGCGGGCTTTTTTTCGCCTGGAGAAAAGTATGCCTCTCACCCAGCAGCAGCTGCTGCAGATCCTCCCGAACGCCGGCCCAGTTGCCGGCGTTTTTGTGCCCGCGCTGAACGATGCGATGGCACGGTTCAAGATCGAAGGCCGGCTGCGCGTGGCGGCCTTTCTCGCCCAGATCGGGCATGAGTCAGGCCAGTTGCGCACGCTGGTCGAAAACCTGAATTACAGTGCCGAGGGCTTAATCAGGACTTGGCCGAAGCGGTTCAATCTGGTGACCGCAACCAGTGTCGCGCGCAAGCCCGAGCAGATCGCGAACATCGTCTACGCCTCTCGGCTGGGCAATGGGCCTGCCGTGACGGGCGATGGTTGGCGGTACCGGGGCAGGGGATTGATCCAGGTCACCGGCTGGGTCAACTATCAGGCATGCGGATCGGCCCTGGGCCTGGACCTGCTGACCAGGCCAGAACTGCTGGAGCAGCCGGTTTACGCTGCGCTCTCTGCCGCCTGGTTTTGGTCGAGCAACGGCCTGAATGAATCGGCGGATGCTGGCCAGTTCGAAGCGATCACTCGGCGTATCAATGGCGGCCTCAATGGGCAGCCAGAGCGATTGAAGTTGTGGGCGAAAGCGTCGGCGGTGCTGTCGACCAGGACGCATGCCGCTATCCTGTAGCCGATCGTTCAAATAAAGGTGGTGGAATGGAAGGTGTAGAGCTGAGTCCAAAGATTGAACGCGAAGCCGACAAGCTTCTTGCTCAGATCGCTCAGGCGGATTCGATGATTGTTGCGGCGAAAGCCGGCGCACGCGCTGAGGGGTTTGTGCTTGGCTTGGAATCGGCCCGCGCGTTGACTGAAGCGACCATTGATCAGCTCTACGTCATCTTCGATTCCGCGACTGAAGAGCGGCTGAGGTCGCTGGCCGCAACTTAGAACAAGCCGTCTTCCTCGGCTGGCTTAATTAAGTCGGGCCCTTGATTGCGTACGTTGCCGATCGCACGGTCCACCTTGAACCACTCAAACGCCTCAGTTGGCTCGCCCTGGTGCATTACCATCTGTTCGGCGCGCTCCTTGGGCGTGGCCGGGTCTAGCCATTCCCGGGCGAGCTCTGGCGATAGCGTCACCGGCCGGCGGTCGTGGATGTCCACCATGCCGCCGGCGCTGTCGGCGGTGATGATGACGAAGCCGTCATGCTCACTCGGCTCATGCTCGGCGTTCGGGTATTGGCCGATCGCTGCGCACAATATCGGCGCCCGATCTCGGCGGCGGATCAGGTACGGCTGCTTCTTCGGTCCGCCTTCATCCACCCATTCAAACCAGTTGTTGATGGCGATGATTGCCCGGTGCGGCCAGATTGCCCGAAAGAAATGGCCGTGGGCGACTTTCTCCGCCCTGGCATTGATCGGTGCTGCGCGGTCCTTGGCCCAATGCGGGCGCCATCCCCAGCGAACCATGTCGGCGTGCAAGTATTTTCCTTCCTGGTGAAAGATGGCGAGCTGGGTTGTCGGGGCGGCGTTGTACCGCTCGAAAGGCCGATCACCGGTGCTGTTGACCAGAGGGTTGGGCATGCTGAGTGCCGCCACGAAGTCGTGGATGCCATTGTATTGGGAAAGTCGTCCGCACATGTTCAGCCTCTCTGATTGCCCGCTTGCAACTCGCGAATGGTCCTTTCTTTTTGATCCAGGACCAGCGTCAAGCTTTGGATCTGGGAAAGCTGGTCGGTGGTTTCCGCCTCCAGGTTCGCCATCCATGCCCGCTTCTTTTGGAGTTCGGCTGACAGTTGGTCGTTCATTTCGACAAGGGTGGAAATGTTTTCCTTCGCAGCATGCAGTTGCCGCCTCAGCTCTTCGATGTCCTCCTCGAGCATATGGGCGTAATGCTTGATGGTTTCTAGCCTGGTCGGACTGCCGAGCCAATCGCTGGTGTCTTCGATTTCGTAGGGATCCACGGTCGCGCCTTACAGATACTGTTTGGATATACAGTAATCGAGGCGTGAAAATTTCGCGAGAGTGCGGCGACGAGGGGCAGGTTGTGAGTGGAGCGTCCATTCTTTTGCGAACTGAGTAGGTATGTAGGGAATGACCACCAATGTTGCGACCTAGGGACTGACGGCTTTTGGCCGCTCTCTGCCTGTCGTGACAGGCAGCAGTCGACCGATTCTGTTGAAAAAGTCGGCTGTGTTTTTTAAGACAGAAAAGCACGCGTCGGAGAGTGAAATCCTGAATGTTCGCAAAGCCTTTCAGGCTGAGATTTCACGTAGTAGCGTGCTGAAGAGGCGCTTTCACTGACACATTCTGCGGCATTCTGAGAAAACCGACTTTTTCAACAGAATCGACCCAAAGCGGCCTTTCACGGAACCAAAGCGATTGACCAAGTTTTGCCAAGGTTTGGCATGGTCTAGCCCTAAGGAGGCTTACCCATTGAAACTTTAAAACTGGCGGCTTCAATGTAGTATTTCAGTGAGAAAAGCATAAAAATAGAGTAATTACTCGATAAGCGGTAATCGCTACCCAGCGATTGATTGACCCAGATTAATGCACGCCCGAATGCGCATTGACCTGACTAGTTCAGGCCACCAGACTTTCCTACTCTTGTGAATTTCTAGAGGTCTATTAGATGCGTAAGTCATTGTATGTCGTTGCGTTTAGCCTTTTTGTATCTCATTACGCCTTCGCCGGTGAAGCTACGAACACAGCAGTCGGCGGAGGTATCGGTGGTGCTCTCGGAAGTGTTGTCGGTCAGGCCGTAGGGGGTAGCACTGGCGCCGCGATCGGAGCCGGCGTAGGCGGTGCCGCTGGTGGCGCAATGACGGCGAAGAGCGGCAAGAAGACTGAATCAGCCATTGGCGGAGGTCTCGGAGCCGCTGGTGGGCAGGTGATCGGCAACAGCGTTGGTGGTTCCACAGGCGGTCTGATCGGCGCAGGACTGGGCGGCGCGGCAGGCGGTGCGGTCGGCAACAACTTGGCCGACGATAGCGACCATCACTCTGACTACAAGCATAAGAATAAATACAAACACAAGCATGGCGGCTAATCCGTTAAGTCTTCCGTAGTATTCAACTTAGCCGCACGGAAGCATTTTCGGTTTGATCACTCGCAAGACTGAACGTGCTTCTGGCTGATTTCTGCCTGGCGCTAATGACAGGAAATGACCAAAGGTGGCCTTTGAACTGACCAACGAAATTTCATTTTCTCGACTTATTTCTGATAGGAACTACTTTTATTTGAGCCTGCTGCTACGACTTTTGGTGTAGCGCATTTCGACTAGAAGGAGCTTGGAAGATGAAATTCAACATGAAGGCACCATGGCCAACGCGGCGTCCTAGCGAGTGGCAGCCCCTCAAGACGGTCGGGGTCCTCTGTTCTCTGGTTGCGTCAATCGCACTCGCTACCCATGCGCTTGCAGCTGATGCAGAGAAACCAAAACCTGCAACCGAAGCCACCAAGGCGGCCAACAACGCGCTGCTCAAAGAGTTGCCGTTCAACGACAAAACCTCCTTTGAACTGGCGCATAAAGGCTTCATTGCCCCTCTGCCGTCGACGGTCATTAAAGGCGCCTCCGGGAATGTAATCTGGGATCCAACGAAATACGGATTTATCAAGGAAGGCGAGGTTGCACCGGACACGACCAACCCCAGTCTCTGGCGGCAGTCGCAGTTGATCAACATCTCTGGCTTGTTCGAGGTGACTGACGGTATCTACCAGGTTCGCAACTATGACCTGTCGAACATGACCATCGTCGAAGGCAAGGACGGCATCACTGTCTTCGACCCGCTGATTTCCAC